ATGCCCACCGCGCTCACCGTTCACGCCACACTCACCACACCAACCGTCGGGATCGTCTGGCCCCTCGACGAAGCACTCGCCCAGGGCTTCTATAGAGAGTGGGCGCGCCGCAAGAGCGGCCCGCGCACCGAGATTGGGCGCCGCTTCGAGGATGTCGAGCTCGACCCCATGGACCCCGAGTGGGCCGACAAGCTCGACCTCCCGCTCGAAAAGTGGGAGCAGCGCGGCCAGTGGGGCTGGAAGTCATCCCGTGCGTTGGGCGACGTGCAGATGCACTCCCTGATCGAGAAGCGCGACGGCGACGGCACCGAGATCGCCACATGGTGGTCGGACCTGCACTGGCATGTGGAGTGCCGCGACGGGCAGCGCGAGCGACTCGAGCTGCTCCTTGATCTCGCCCAGTGGGTGGGCGACCGTGGCCGCGACGGCTATGGGCGTGTCGCCGAGTGGCGTGTCGAGGATGGCGCGCCGGACGATGGGTGGCATGAGCGGCTTATGCCGGTCGCGGAGGATGATCGTGTGGGCGCGGTGCTGACGCGGCCGCGCGCCCCGTATGGCGCTGAGAAGGGGCGCGTGTTGTCGCGTGCGACTGGTCTGACTGCATAAACACCACTAGCCCCCGGTATGCAGAAACGCACCATCCCCTCGTTGAGGGTGGGGCGCTTCTTCATGATCGCCTAGCGGTAGCGGGCTCGCTGACGCGGGTTACGCGCCGCCGCCCACTCACGCACCTCATCGGCACGCCACAAGCGGCTAGCACCGAACTTCCCGACACTCGCAGGGCACTGGCCGCGGGCAGAGTATGACCGCCACGTGTCGCTAGTGACCTCGCAGTGGCGCGCACACTGCGCGACAGTCCACAGTTCGCGGCCAGTATCCGCGTCGACGATTTGGGGTCGCATTATCGACGCCTATGGGTGACTCGGTAGGTGATGATCGACGCTGCAGCGATACCGCCGAGCGCGAGGGCGGCAAGCCGGTGTGCCGCATTTCCGCAGGTTGATATACTGGTCCCAACCAGAACCACTGTTCGACCACGGGGAGGCGACGGCATGCCCAACTGGGACGCGCGCACCGCCTACGACCGCGCACAACGCCGCCGCGAAGCGCTGCAGTATCGACTCACCGGCGCGTCCTACCAGGAAATCGCCGACCAGATGGGCAGCGACCGCAAGGCCGTCTCCCGGTGGGTGCGCGAAGAACTCGCCAACATCCCCAAGCTCGAAGCCGACGAGCTGCGCCAGCAAGAAGTCGAACGCCTCGACCTCCTCACCAAGGCCGTGTGGCAGCACGCGATGGCCGGCGACCCCACCGCCATCGACAAAGCGCTCAAGATCATCGACCGGCGCGCGAAGCTCCTCGGCCTCGACGCGCCACAACAGGTCGAGATGTCCACCGGCGACGTGGACCTCGACTCCACCGTCACCAAGCTTCTCAAGGTCGCCGAGCTCGCCCGCGACCACGACAACAACGACGATGACGACGGTGAGGGTGGTGGCACCGCCTAGTGGCCGTCGACTGGATGCCCGACGAGCAAGCCACCCCCGCCGTGCTGGCCGGCGGCGTCGACTACCACAGCATGCTGCGCGACGACGCTATCTGGGTGATCGTCGAGCTCGAAGAGCGCGGCTACACAGCGGCGCAGATCGCCGACTGGCTACACATCACCCCCCGCCACGTGAAGCGCCTAAAAGGCAGCCACATGGCAGGTGTCATGGCGGCCTACCACCGTGCCGTCGCCGAGCGCGACCAACTCGCCCGGCGCGTCAAGTCCCTCACCTCCGCGTTGGAGTATGAGCGTGGCAAGTAACCCCCGGGACACGTTGCGCGCCGCCGTCGCTAAGGAGACTGCCGGCTGGACCAAGCAGCAAAAGCAAGCGCTCTACTACCGCATGAGCCGCGAGGCGACCCGCCAGCTCGTCGCCGCCGAGCACCCCTCGGCCGGGGCTCTCGCACAGTCGATCGACCCATCCACGGTACAAACCCCCGCGCTTGAGCTCATCGACCAGGAGATCGAATGGGCACTACACACCCGCGACGCGCGGCTGGCGGTATCCATGCCCCCACAAGAGGGCAAGCTCCTCGCCGATGACACACCCGTCCCCACGCCCGACGGGTGGAAACGCCACGGAGACCTCCAGCCCGGCGACAAGGTGTTCCACCCTTCCGGGCGGGTGCAGCGTGTCGTTGAGGTGCACCCACCGGCGCACGCGACGCTCAGGCTGCATTTCACCGACGGCACGCACATCGACTGCCACCCCCACCACGAGTGGCTGATACACCGCAGCGGCAGTAGTACTCGCGTGCGCGAGGCCGGGTGGCTCGCCGAGCATGCCATCGAAACCGGCACCCCCGGGAAACGCGGCCACTACTACCTCAACAAGCTGCCCCACCGCGAAGCGCTCGACCTGCCCGACCGCCGCCTGCCGATCGACCCGTACACGCTCGGCCTGTGGCTCGGCGACGGGCGCACCGGCGGCGCCTACATCCACCACCAAGCCTGCGACGACTACCGCTACGCATACCCCGTGTCGTCCACGTGGGTGCACCGCGACACAGGTGTGGTGCAGGACTATCTCGGCGGCGGGTTCCACCGGCTACTCCGCGCCACGGGGCTGCTCGGCAACAAGCACATCCCCGCTGAGTATCTCCGCGGCTCCATCAGCCAGCGCCGCGCTCTGCTCGAGGGGTTGACCGACTCCGACGGGCATATCCCCAGCAACGGGAATCAGATCAACTTCGATAACACCGACCGGGCGCTCACCCTCCAGGTCGCGGAACTGATCCGAAGCCTCGGGTATCGCGTCGGGGTGCACAAACCCACCGCCCCGAGCGCGGGCGGCACGGTCGATGGGAAAACGATCGAGGGGCGTAAGGCTATGTGGCGGGTCTCGTTCTCCCCGCATGACGGCTATGTGCCTACCCGTCTCGACCGTTACCAGGGCAGGATCACCGCAAGGGCGGTGCGGCGGCGTGTCGCTATCAAACGTATTGAGCAGATCCCGCCCACCCCGGGGCGGTGCATCACCGTCGAGTCGGAAGACGGGATGTATCTCGCGGGCGAGGGCATGCTGCCAACGCATAACTCGACGCGTGTTGGTGTGTGGGGCCCGATACGCGCGTTGGTGGATAACCCGGAGCGCCGTGTGGTGCTCGCCTCGTATGCGGAGGATCTCGCTAAGCGCACCACACGCCAAGCACGCAACATTGTGCGCGACTACGGGGCGGGCGCACACGACCCCGTTACCGGCGCGCCGCTACCCGACAAACTCGGTCTCGCGCTGGCGGACGACCTGTCGAGCGCCGTCAACTGGAGCCTCGCTGGGCATGCGGGTGGCATGTTCGGTGTGGGTGTCGGCGGCGGGTTGACCGGCCGGCCGGCGGATCTACTCATCATCGACGACCCGCTCAAGGGCATGGCGGAGGCGGACTCGAACGCGACACGCGCGCACATGCTGCAGTGGTGGGAGTCCGTCGCCTACACGCGCCTCGCGCCCGGCGCGCCGATCATCATCATTCAAACCCGCTGGCACGAAGACGACCTCGTCGGACACGTCACTAGGCAGGATGGTGGCGAGCAGTGGCGCGTCGTCAACATCCCCGCCGTGAGTACACCCGGCGTTCCGGACGCGTTGGGCCGCGAACCCGGCGTGGCGATGCAGTCGGCGCGTGGCCGCACCGCCGAAGACTTCGACCGTATCCGCCGGCAGGTCGGTGAACGCACCTGGGCGGCGCTGTATCTCGGCCGACCCACCCCCGCGCAGGGCGGCCTTTTCTCCCAGGCGTGGTTCGACCGCAACCGCGTGCCCAAGCCCCCCGAGCACGCGGCGACGCGGATCGTGTCGGTCGACCCCGCCGAAACCGGAAGCCGGGACGAGGCCGGCATCATCGCGATGCAGTGCTCCCCCGATGGGCGCGTGTACGTGACCGGCGACTACTCGGGGAAGATGCAGTCCGACCGGTGGGCGCGCACCGCCGTACTCGCCGCGATACGCACAAACGCCGGTGAGGTGTTGTTTGAGGCGTTCACCACCGGCCCCACCTACGAGCGCGTCATCAAAGACGCCTGGCTGCGCGTCCGCCGCGAAGCCCGCCTGCTCAGGGAGCAGCCGACAATGCTCGACGCGGTGCACGCCTACCAGCGCATGGACACCTGCCCCGACGACCCGCTGGCCGCGCTACAAGAGGTCGACAATCTCGACGCGCCGGTCCCCGACTCGGATTCGCCGCCTTTTCACATCACGCCGTGGCGCGCGAAGGGCGACAAGACCGCCCGCTCGGTCGGCACCCGCCAGGCCGCCGACACTGGCCGGCTCGCATTGGCCGGCTCGTATCCGGAGCTGGAGTCGCAGGCCGTCTCATGGCAGCAAGGACAGTCGTCACCCGACAGGATGGACGCGCTGGTGAACGGCTTCGAAAGGTGCATGCAGCTGGTCGGCCGCCAGTCGTCGATCTCATCACCCGCGTCGGCGCAGCGCCGGGCCAGGCCGCGCGGCACCGGCGGCCGGTCGTTCTGGTCGCGGAGGATCTAGCCGGTCACCCCGACTGGGCATGCTGGCAGGCAACGGGCCGCCAGCGAGACGAAGGAAGGGAGTCTTCTTTATGGAGTTTGTGGATCTCGCGGCGGCGCTCACCGTCGCCGTACTGGTCGCGCTGCTCACCGTTCGGGTGACGCGCCTGATCGTCGTTGATCGGGTGCTGCTCCCCGTGCGCCGCTGGGTGCTCAAGCGCGACGGGCAGGACGGCGCGTGGACGTTCCTCATCCACTGCCCGTGGTGTGTCGGCGCGTGGCTCGCGATCCCGGCCGCGATCGTGGCGTGGCTCGCCGGCGGGCTCGCCGACACGCTGCCCGCCCCGTGGTGGGTGGGTGTGCCCGCCCTGTGGGGCACCTACGCGTATCTCACGGGCGCGGTCATCTCGAAGGGGGCGGATAGCTAATGGGCTTGTTCTTCAACCGAGCCGATCGCCGCGAGGGCGGCCGGTTCACCGCGCCCGCCGGGTCGCTCACCGCCGCCGCCACCAGGGTTGCCACCACACGTAGCCCGTCCGGGCAGTCCCCGGTCGAGACACGCTCGTGGCAGCACCAAGCCTGGGACTACCTCGACGATGTGGGCGAGCTGTCGTACGTGTGCTCGTGGCTCGCCAACTCGCTGTCGCAGGTCGAGCTGTACGCCGCGGAAGTTGACGCGCACGGCCGGCCCGCCGACCACCCCACCGACAACGAGGCTGCCGCGTCCATCGTGGGGGATATTGCCGGCGGCCCCGCCGGGCAGGCCGCGCTGCTCGCGAAGCTCGCGATCGGGCTCACGGTGCCCGGTGAGGCGTGGATCGCGGTCATCACCCGCGACGACGATTCGGGCTACTACACCCGGCCGCGTGAAGAGTGGCATGTCCTTTCGTCAGACGAGATAAGCCCGCTGCCCGGCGGTGGGTTGGAGCTGCGGCTGCCGGACGGGGATACGCACACCTTCAATGACGACACCGACCTTCTCACGCGGCTGCACCGGCCGCACCCGCGCTACGGCGGCGAGCCCTGGTCCCCGGTGCGCGCCGCTCTGCCGGTACTCAAGGAGATTGTTCAGGCCACGCAGACGATCGAAGCGGCCGCCCGCTCAAGGCTCGCCGGCAACGGCATACTCATGGTGCCCTCGGAGCTGGAGATGCCCACCACCACCGGCCCGATCGTGGACGACACGATCGGCCTCGACGGGCAGGACGGCTACACCGGAGAGATGGTGTCGTCCGGCACGCTCATGGATGAGCTGCAGCAAGTCATGGAGATGGCGATCTCCGACCGCGCCTCCGCCGCCGCGTTGGTGCCGATCGTGCTCACGGGGCCGGGCGAGCAGCTCGACAACATCACCCACCTCAAGCTCGATAGTGACGTGCCGGAGATCGCGCTGCGTACCCGCGACGCCTCCATCCACCGGCTCGCGCTCTCGCTCGACATCCCGCCGGAGATCCTCACGGGCGTCTCCGAGTCGAATCACTGGTCCGCGTGGCAGATCGACGATGCGGCGATCAAAACCCACATCCGCCCGATGATGACGCTCATCTGCGACGCGCTCACCGACGCGGTACTCGCCCCGCTGCTTGAGGAAGAGGGCCTCAACCCCGAGCAGTTCACGGTCTGGTACGACGCCTCCGCGCTGGCTAAGAAACCCAACCGCGGGGAAGACGCCGTCGCAGCGTTCGACCGGGGCGCAATCTCGAAGGAAACGCTGCGGCGGGAGTTGGGCTTCACCGACGACGACCAGGTGGACCTCTCCAGCGAAGAGGCGCAGCGCGACCTCATGTGGGAGATCGTCAAGCAAACGCCATCGATGCTTCCCGCGCTCGCCGAGCATCTCGGTATCGAGGTGGACGTGGGCCGTCTCCCGCGGCGCGCCCCGGAAGATCTCGACCACAGCGACGGTGGCGGGGTACCGGACGGGCCGATGGCCGACCCGGGCCGCAACCCCACCCCAGGTGGTGATAACCAGTGATCAAGCTGCCCGACCCCGACTGGGAGACCTACGACAAAGCCATCGCCGACGCCTACCTCCGCGCCGTGAACGAGTGGCTCGAGGAAATCCAGCCGCGCCTCGACCCGCACGGCGTGCTCACCGCCGCCGCGGGCGACGAATCCATGCCGATCCTCGAGGTGCTACTCACCAGCCTGGACGAGTGGCTCGGCGCCGTGGGCCGGCACATCACTCCGCTCATCGCGGGGATCATGGCCCGCCGACTTGCGGACATCGCCCACGAAGACGGCTTGCTGGACGCGAAGCTTGACGACGCCAGCCAGCTCACCATCTCCGGCGACATCGACCTCGAGGCGATCCTCAACGCGCTCGAGGCCGCCGGGATCACCACCGCCGGCGTGGAGCCCGTGCTGCGGTTCCCGGACTGGCAGTGGCATATCCGCGAGGTTGTGGAGACCACCCCGAACAAGGTGGCGCGCATGCCGGAAGAGATCTACCGGCACCTCGTTCGGGGCCTGGCGAAAAACATCGACGAGTCGGCAGACGCGTGGGACCGGATCCTGTTCATTCGCGAGCACCTCGCCCCCGGCGCGCCCTACATGAGGACGTTCGAGCAGTGGGCCTCCCGCGCCGAGAGGATCGCACGTACCGAGGCGACCCGGGCGATCAATCAATCCGACATTGCCGCGACGCGCGAGATTCAGGACATCACAGGCGAACAGCTCGACAAGGTGTGGCTCTCGACGATCGACGATCGCACACGGGAAACGCACTGGGAGGCCGACGGCCGCCGCGTCCCGATCGACGAGAAATTCACGATCGGCGGGCACGAGTGCGACTACCCCGGCGACCCCGCGCTACCGCCCGAGGAGTCCGTCAACTGCCGCTGCACCTTGATCTACCTCGAGCCGGACGAGGATCTGCCCGGCGAGGAAGACCGGCAGACCGAGCGGGAACGCTCCGACGGCACCACCCGCGACCTCGAGGCCGAGGTGGAACGGCGCGCGAAGGAAGGCCAGATCCGCGACCGCGACATCCCAGATATTGCAGACCTCGTGGCCGCCGCAACAGAAAGGACACCAAACATGGCATATACGACGTGGTCGGGGCTGCTCGCCCCGCTCGGCACCCCCACCGTCGACGGGCGGATCATCGACCGCGACGCGAAGATCGACTACCGCGAGCTGCCGCTGCCGCTGCTGTGGCAGGAGTCCACCGAGCCGGGGCATGACCGCTCCGTGATCGTCGGGAAGATCACCACGATTGACGTCGCCGACAACGGGGTGCGGGCGGCGGGCGTGTTGTTCGACACGGAGCCCGCGCGTAAGGCCGCGAACCTCATCGACGAGGGGGTGCTCAGGCCGTCGGTTGATCTTGGTGATGTGGTGGCCGAGTGGTCGGGCGGCGAGACGACAGAGGACGGCGACGAATCGTTCCTCGACGACACCGACGGAGACGACGCCGAGCCGCTGGAGACGATCACTCGGGCGCTCGTGCTCGCCGCGACGCTCGTGTCAGTGCCCGCGTTCTCCGAGGCCGTCATCAAGCTCGGGGAGGGTATCGACGACCCCGACAGCGACGATGAGGAAGACAACCTCGACGCGCCGGGCGGGGAGGAAGAGACCGAACTTCTCGCCTCCGCCGCCAGGCTCGTGGACACCCGTGGCCATGTGGTGGACCGCCGCCGGTTCGACGACCCGAAGCTCACCGGCCCCACCCCGCTCGTCGTCACGGACGACGGGTACGTGTTCGGGCATCTCGCCGTGTGGGGATCCGAGCATGTCGGCATGCCCGGCCGCCGCGTCACCCCACCCCACTCGCAGAGTGGCTATGCGCACTTCCACACCTCCACGATTGAGACCACCGACGGCAGGATTCCGGTCGGCCGGCTCACCGCCGGGGGTGGGCACGCAGCGCCCACCGATGACGCGACGGCCGCGGCGGCACACTACGACGATGTGGCCACCACGTGGGCTTTCGTGCGCGCCGGGGAAGACCAGCACGGCATCTGGGTTGCCGGCCAGGTGAACCCCGACGCCGACGAAAAGACGATCCGGCAGGGTGCGACCGCCTCCCTGTCGGGCGATTGGCGGCAGATCGGCGGCAACCTGGAGCTCGTGGCGGCTCTGTCGGTCAACACGCCCGGCTTCCCGATCCCCCGCTCGTTCTCGGCACGGCCCGGGGAGCGGCAGTCGCTCACCGCCGCCGGCGCGCTCCCTGTGCGCGACAAGCGCAGCGAGCAGGCCGACATGATCGCCGAGGGGATCCGCCGCTATCACCTGCTCCGCGACGCCGAAGAGAAGAAGCAGCGCGGCCGGCGTGCCCGCTCGCTGCGGGCCCGCATGCTGAAGCGCCGTGTGGCGCGGCACGGCCGTGGGAAGGGGGGCTACTAGATGGCGTGCTGTGGTGAGCAGCGAGACCCCGTGCGCTACCTGCTCAAAATGCCGGGGATCCGTGGCGAGGAGCGGATCTTCCTCACGGAGACCGAGGCTCGGGTGGCGCAGACCGAAGCGGGTGGCGGCACGATCACGCGGATTAACCGCCCCACCGGCAGATAGGTGGTTACTACCTGTCACCCGTGGCGGGTAGGAGTAGGCACTAGCCCCAGGGGAATCCAGGCCTGGGGGTAACCAGCAACAACAACAAGGAGGGCTCATGAGTTTTGAGTTCCCCGCGGAGCTCCCCCAGGACACTGACGAGCTCCGCGACATCCGCTCCCAGGCCATCGACACTTTCGACGAGGTGGCCGACGGGGAGCCCAGCGACGAGTCGCTCGCGACGATGGAGCGGCTCGCCGACGGGATCGAGCAGATCGACGCGAAGCTCACCGAGATTGGTGAGGCGGCGCGTGAGCGTGAGGAGAAGGCCGACGCGCTGAAGGACCGGATCCGCCGCACGGAGGAGTCGGTCGCGGATAAGGCTGCCGCCGAGTCTGACGACGAGGATGACGAGGGCGACGGCGACGATGAGGCGCCCGAGCGTGACGACGACGCCGAGCCTGAGCCCCGCGACGGTGAGGGCGATAAGCCGGTAGGCGACGAGGCGGTCGAGCAGGACCGCGATCGTGAGCCGCTCGCCGCTTCCGCGCGGCGTCGCGTGGGTGGCCGCGGCCGCTCCAACACCAAGCAGGCCCCCAAGCCTGTCTCCCCGCTGCATCTGACCACGAACGTGGCGAACTACACCGCCGACGCGGTGGACCTCGACCGGGTGGCGGCCGAGTTCTCCCGCATGGCGCACTCCGGGCAGGGCCGCATGGTCGGCTCCAACGGCTACGCCCGCACCCCGCTCGCGACCGTGAAGCGCGCGATCCCGGAGGAGTTCTCCATCTCTTCCGACCGTGACGCCTACTCGGTGGTGGAGCGCGCCACCGACGAGAAGCGCCTCAAGGGCGGCAGCCTGGTCGCCGCGGGCGGCTGGAACGCCCCCAGCGAGACCAGCTACAGCTTCCTGCCGATCCGCCCCGCCGAGGGTGTCTTCCAGCTGCCCGAGGTGGGTGCGCCGCGCGGCGGCATCCGCTTCCCGAAGGAGCCCGACTTCGGCGAGCTCTACGCCGAGGTTGGTTTCCGCCAGACCGAGGCCGAGGCGCAGGCCGACAAGGAAAAGCCCTTCTACGAGATCCCTGACGCGGGGTTCGACGAGGTGCGGCTCGACGCGGTCGGCGTCGCGCTCACGGCGGGGATCCTGCAGGACAAGGCGTGGCCGGAGCTCACCCAGAAGTATGTTGGTGAGGCGCTGCGCGCCCACCAGTACAAGCTCTCTAGCTACAAGCTGGAGAAGGTCATCGCCGGCTCCACGAAGACCGTCGCCACGACCCACCCGGGCGCGACCGGCTCGATCGTGGACGCGATCAAGCTGCAGGCCGCGGACATCCGCTCCCGCCACCACATCCCCCGCAGCGAGTCGCTCGAGGGTGTCGCCCCGGCGTGGATCCTCGACGCGGTGCGCGCGGACCTCGCGTACCGGCAGGGCACCATCGCGGAGAACCTGACCGACGACCAGATCCTCGGCTTCCTGCGCGGCCTGGGTGTCAACCTGCAGCTGGTGTTCGGCTGGCAGAACAGCATCGTCGGTGGCGAGACCCCCGCCGGTGGCTGGCCCGAGACGGTCGATGTGATCCTCTACCCCGCCGGCACCTGGTACGCCGCCGTCGAGGACGTCATCAACCTGGGCGTCATCCACGACCAGAGCCTCCTCAAGGTCAACAAGCAGATTCAGCTGTTCACCGAGGACGGCGTGGGCGTCGGGAAGCGCGGCCCCGAGTCGCGGCTCGTGTCCATCCCGCTGACCGTGAACGGCGCGGTCGGCCCCCGCAACTATCGCGGCGCCGCCCCGACTGAGCCGGCTGAGCCGACTAAGCCGGCCGGGACCGCGGGCAGGGGCGGTGAGGCCTAATGCCCACCACTACCCCGCCGGTGGCGGTGCCGCTGCCGACCACCACACCCCATAGGGGGCTGTACCGGTCGGCGACGCTCCGCCAGCTGGACCGGCTGGACACCGCCGGAGTCGAAACCTATTCGACGACGCGGGGCCTGGTCGACGGGTGGCTCCCCGAGGACCGGCGGGAGCCGGGCGGACCGTTCCCCCTTAGCGAGAAGACCGCGGGGCTCTCGGAGCGGACGGTGTGGCCTGGTGTGGTCGCCGAGTCCACCGCGGAGGCCGCCACGGTCGGCACCCGCCTGGACGAGGTTGAGGCGGAGGCGCTCGCCGCGCTGGAGGCCCGCGAGCCCGTGATCACCGCGCGGCGGTTGGTCGCGTCGCTCGACCAGCTGGGCGCCACCACCGAAACGGCGCGGGACGCGGCCGCGGCGCTGGTTCGTGTCGCGGATGAGGCGACCCGCGAGACGGGCCGCGAGGCGGTCATCGTCACCACGGTTTCGATGCTGCACCGCATCGACGACGAGTTCACGCTCACCGCGAACGCCGGGAGGCTGTACACGCTGGGCGGGTCGATCGTCGTCACGGTCGGCGAGCTCCCCGACGGCGTCACTGGGTACGTAACGGGCCCGCTGACGGTGTTCCGCACGGAGATCACAGTGTCGTCGACGACAGCGCCGGACACGAACCGCCATGTCGCGGTCGCGGAGCGCACCGTAGCGCCGGCCGTCGAGCAGGTCATGTTTGGTGGCCAGTGGCACCCCGCAATCAAGGTCGTCGAGGGTGGTGGTGCCAGTGTCTAGGCGCGCCGCCCCGAAGACCCGTGTCGAGCAGGCCAATGAGGGAAAGGTGTTCGTGTACCCGGAGGATGTTCGGGACACGGCAGACATTGCTACTCGGCTTCTCGACGTAGCCGACTCGCCGATTGATGTTCGAACCGTCACCGGGCCGCCCGGCTGGCTCGTTGACGGCACTGTTGCCGATAAGGCCGGGTTCACCACTAGCAAGAAAACCACCCGCCGCAAGAGCGGCGGACAGTCAGCCAAGGAGGAATAGTCATGGCTGGAACTTCCGTTGTGCGCGGTAAGCGGCTGCGCGTGACCCGTGTGGGTGATGGCGGCCTGCCCCAGGCCGGCAAGCGCTCCACGATTGTCACCAAGGGCTTCATCACCGTGTCCCTCAACAACAACATGAAGGATGCGGACGATATCGAGCAGCTCAACGCCGACGGCCAGGTGTGCGTCTCCGATAGCACCCCGCCCGAGGTGAAGTGGGTCGATGTCGAGATCGAGTTCTGCAAGGTCGACCCCGAGCTTTTCTCGTTCTTCACCGACGACCCGCTTGTTCTTGACTACAAGAACGACCCCGTCGGTTTCCGCAAGGCCAAGAGTGTTAAGGCCGATAAGGGCGCCGCGGTGGAGCTGTGGACCGGCACCGGCGACGACGAGCGCGACGTGCCGACCGACGACTCCATTTTCGAGGGCACCGGCGAGACCACGGTCTACGGGTATTTCCTGCTCCCGTGGATCAAGCACGGCGTTCTCTCGGACATTGAGATCGGCTCCGAGGTTGCGACGTTCACGATCACGGGGCGCACCGCGTTCGCCCCGTATTGGGGCCGCGGCCCGTACAAGGTCGTGCCGCAGGACTCGAAGGGCACCCCGGGGCGTCTTCTCACCCCGATCGGTAAGGACGAGCACTTCCACTTCGAGCGCACCACTGTGGCGCCACCGAAGGTCACCGACGGGCCGACGGAGCTCTCGATCCCCGAGCCGTACTTCGTGAAGTCCGAGCTGCCCAACGCGCCGATTGGTGATCTGATCGACGCGGGCGACAACCTCCCCGGCGGGCTGGTTGATGACGACGTCACGAGTGATGATTCCACCTCTGGTCTCGGGGTGGATGATTCGGACGACTCGGACGACACCACCGTGTAACATCGAGCTCGGCATCGGAGCTGCCTTACCCGCCCCTAAAGGGTCATTTCCCTCGGGGGCGGGTTCTGCTTTCTGTGGGGCATGTAAATGCTCGCGCCCGGCCGGGTTGTGGTGTAGTATCTAGCAGTGCAGCACTCGCTGAAGGTGCTGCACCTCCTGGAATATCATCCCCATTTGATGTTCGGGTTCTTCCTCCTTCTGCTCTCGTGTGTGCGCGCTCTAGGGACGGACAGGCTAGGCCCCGCGGGATTCGGCACGTGCCTTTTACCGAGTCTCGCGGGGCTTCTTCCTATCCCCACCCTGTGGTCACCCGCGGCCGGCATGATGGGGGTCATGAGGGTGTATGGCTGGCCGGTCGACGAGTCACTCATCGACGTAGACACACTGGGCGATAGCGCGCGTGTCGACGCGGCGGACGCCGCGATCCAGACGCTGTGGGCGCTCACGGGCCGCCACTACGGCTACACGAAGGAAGTCGCGCGGCCGCGCCCGTCGTGCACTGTCGCGCCGGGCTATATGGTGCGCGGCTCGGCGGTGGTGCTCCCCTACCCCGTCGCAAGTATCGACAAGATCATCTTCGCCGGTGTGGAGCAGCCGAGTGATGAGTACACGCGCCACGGGAACCTTCTCTACCGGGCGGGTGGCGAGCCGTGGCCCGCACAAAACCCGTCCGTCTCCCCGTTCGAGGAGGGCGGCTGGGCGATCTACTACACGCGCGGCGTGAAACCCCCCGCCGGCGCCGCCCGCGCCGCTGGGCTGCTTGCCCGCGAGTTCGCGCTCTCCGCCGCGGGAGATAAGCGATGCCAGCTACCCAGGCGCACCTCGCAGATCCAGCGTCAGGGTGTCACGGTGCAGATGGTCTCCCCGGAGGAGATCTACGCCTCGGGCGCAACCGGGGTGTCTGAGGTGGACCTGTGGATCAAGGCGCACAACCCGAACGGGTTGTCGTCGCGGCCGCGGGTGCTGACGCCGGATAGGAGGCTCTAGATGGCTAAAGGCTTCCGCGGGATTATCCCGGTCACGGGGCAGGTGCTGGAGGCGCTACGCGAGAAGTTTGTCGACACGGAGCACGCGCCGCTTGGTGGTGTCGTGGACCGTGTGGAGCACCGACCGGGTATGGACATCGCGCTGGACAACCTCTCCACGGGAGAGTGCTCGGCGATCGTGTGGGCGAACGTGCAGCGCATCTTCCCCTGCGTCGACTTCCCAGACGAGTCGCCGGGCCAGGGGTGTGGCATGACCGCCGCGACGATCCAGGTTGGGGCGGCACGCTGCGTCTCCGTCGTCTCCGAGTATGGCGCGCCCACCCCAGACGAGATGGAGCATGAGGCGCTCGTCGGACTGGACGACGCGTACCGGCTGGACCGTGCCGCGGGGGAGGCGATGCTCGCGTGCGAGGAGCGTGGATTGATCACGCAGCATGAGAAGACAGGTTTGGAGCCGGTCGGACCGCAGGGAGGTGTGCTGGCGTGGGTGATGCAGCTGACCGTGCAGCTTGGCTAGCAACATCACGCCCGGTTCGGGTGCGTGCCACTGTCGCCACCCCGTATCTCCTTCCCGGGGATGGGGTTGTTGAGGTGGAGCGCACCTGGCTGGTCGACGACATGATCGAGCGGGGTTTCCTGGAGGTGGAGAATGGCTAACACGGTGGAGCTGCAGCTCGACCCGAGCGCGGTGCAGTCCGAGGGCGAGCGTGCCGCGCTGAAGCTCGTGAGTAAAGCGCAGAGGACGATCAGAAACACCGCGAGGATGCGTTCCCCGTCCCGTACAGGGCACCTAAGAGATACACACCGCCCCGGGCCGGTCCGCGCGTCGGGCGGGCGTGTCACCGCAAGTGTCGAGGCGACCGCCCCGTACGCCGCTCCGGTGCACCAGGGGGCGAGGAAGCACCTCATCGTGCCGAAGAACAAGAAAATGCTGTCGTGGCGCGAGGGGGGCGACGGCCCTCGGGTGTTCGCGTCGTCGGTGATGCACCCCGGGTCGAAGCCCCGCCCGTGGCTGATCAACGCGGCGAAGGCCGAGGGGCCGCGGCTGGGGTTTGTCGTGCAGGAGAACCGCTAGACTGGTAGTAACCACAACATTCAAGGAGGATGTGTATGGAGCAGCCGAATTCGAGTGAGGCGTTCGACGCGGACGCGGAGCGCGCCGAGGGACGCAACAGCTCGTCGAACGAGGTGGATGAGCTGCGCGCCGAGATCGCACGCCTGAAGGGCCGCGACCGGGGGCGCGAGGCGGCCTCGTCGTCGAGCGTGGAGGTGCTCGACGCGACGGAGAAGACCGACGACGGGAAGAAGCTCTCGTATGTCGAGATTCGCGGCGATCGCTTCGAGTTTCGGGTGCCGTCTGCGTCGGCGATGATGGCTTTCGGTGTTGGTGTCTCCGACCAGAACGGCAACCCGACCCTGCTGCTTCGCACCATGCAGCAGCTGCTTTCCCGCCACCTCACCGCAGACAGCTTCGAGCTGATGATGTCGCGCCTCATGGACCCGGACGATGATTTCTCGGACCGGGATTTCGCGGCGTTGACGCAGGCGCTCGCGGAGGCCGCCGGGGAGCAGCAGGAACGCGAGCAGAAGAACCGCTCGTAGTGGCTTATGTGCAGTGGCAGCACCGTAACTGGCGCGTGCAGCCGCTTCCGGCCTACGCGGCGGGCCACGTCGCCCGGTTGGGGTCAAGCAAGCCGTCGGTGCAGTTCGACGCGTGCTTGAAGCTGCTGCACACCTCCGGGATCGACCTCGAGTCGCTCGCCACCCTGCTGTGGCAAACCGATAGCGACCCAGATTTGATGGATCTCGTCTCGCAGGTGCTTGAGGTCGGCACCGTGCGGCCGTGGCGCACCGTGGTGGCACTGTGCTCGACACTCACCGGGCAGTGGACCACGATCCAGGGGCGCATGATCAACGCGGGTGTGCCGCGCCCGCTGGAGCAGATCGGGAGTCTCACGGCGCTTCTTGATGCGGTGGAGACGATGATCCTCGACTCGCAGCAAGACGAGAAGGGGCGCGACACTGTGCTGCGCCAGCTGTACCGCGGTGACGTTAACGAGGCCGACACCGCCCCGCCCGGGTGGGAGGAAACCGTGGACCTGGAGTCTGTCTCCTAGCGCGCAGGAAGTCCTGCTCGAGCGTCATCTGGCCGCGTCCCGTGCCGGGGCGGTCCCCTTCGTCCGGGGCGGCGGGTTGCTCGGGGGTGAGCCCCGCCGCTTGCGGTTGCGTCCCGTCGCCGGGGCGAGTAGCCTGAAAGGAACCAAAACCCTCATCTACCTGGGCTTTTGTACTTATTGCCCCTTCGCTTGCTGCAACAGGCGAGGGGGTTTTTTCTTGCTCGTTTCGTCTCATCTAGGCAGCCTCCCGCCGAACCTCGAGTACAAAACCGCTGGTAGAGCCCTGTAGTCACCCCTTGCGGGCATGCTGGCAGTCATGGCTGATGTGGGCACCGCCAAACTCAACATCGAAGCCGACGCAAGCGGCCTGTCGCAGGACCTCGTCGGTGGAGTTCAGGATGCCCTAGCCCAGGTTGTGAAGGTGCTCGGTGACTTCACCGGGCAGGTGGACTCGTCCACATCGCAGGCCGGGCAGGCCGCCGGGCAGAACCTCGCCGACGGGGCGCGGACGGGCGCGGACGCCATGCAGGATGTCTCCGGCGCCGCCGCCGAGGCCGGCTCCGGGGTGGAGCAAGCGTTCTCGCAGGCCGCCGCCTCCGCGGACGCTGCTCTGCGCGGCGTCGACGGCGACGGCATGGAAGGCGCCGTCTCCGGCGCTTCCGGAGCGGGGCAGGCGGTCACGGACACCATGTCGCAGGCCGCCGCGTCGGCGGACGCCGCGCTGCGCGGGGTTGATGGTGACGGCATGGCCGGCGCCGTGTCGGGGGCTAGTGGCGCCGGCCAGGCGGTGCAGGAATCCCTATCGCGCGCGGCCGGGACGGCGGACGCGGCGCTGCGCGGTATCGACGGCGACGGATATGCGGGCGCGGTGTCGGGCGCGTCGGGCGCCGGGCAGACAGTGGTAGACACTCTCTCGCAGGCCGCCGCGTCCGCCGATAGCGCGATGGCCGCCGTCGACGGCGACGGCTTCCCACAGCTTACCTCCGCGGCGCAGTCCGCCGGCCAGTCCGTCTCTGACTCGCTGTCGCAGGCCACCAGGTCGGCCGGTGGTTTCCGCGGGGCGATCTCGTCGATGGCGGACTCCATGTCCGGCGCGGTTCCTAGTGTCGGTGTGCTGGGTACCGCGATCGCGGGTGTCGCCGGCCCGCTCGCCGCCCTGAAGGGCGGGTTCAAGCGCCTGAATGACATTGAACGCGGCGAGATCCTCTTCAAAAACGTGGGTCTCTCCGCGGAGGAAACCTCCGCGCAGATGGACAATCTCACCGAGCAGGTCACCGGCACGTCGGTGTCCCTGTCTGACGCGGCCGCGGTGTCCGCGAATATGGCGACCGCCGGCGTCGAGATGGGCGACCAGATGGATGCCGCGATCGACGCGTTCACCGGGCTGTCTGCCGCCGCGGGTGACCAGGCCGATGGGCTCGACCAGGTGATGCAGAAGGTCGCAGCCTCCGGGAAGCTCTCCGGCGATGTGGTGCAGCAACTCTCCGACAAGGGCATCTCGATCCTCAACTACCTGGCCGAGTCCACTGGCCAGTCCGTTGAGGAAGTCCAGGAAGCTGTCTCGCGCGGAGAAATCTCGTTCGACGACTTCGTCACCGCCGTCAACGAAAACATCGGCGACCTGGCGGAAGACATGGGCACGACACTGCCCGCGCTGATCAGTAACGCGACCACCGCGTTCGCGACGGGCGCGGCCGCGCTCCTTGAGCCGATCATGGGGCCACTGTCGAGCGCTATCTCGTGGATCACCGACCGGGTGAAGGACTTGACTGATGCGCTCACCGGCACCGGCGAGGGGCTCGGGTTCCTGCAGACCGCGTTCGGCGGCGCCGGGGCGGGCATGGTGCTCGCGGGCGGCGCTGTGACGGTGCTGATCTCCGCGATGAAGGGCCTCAACGCGGTCATGCACGCCAACCCCATCGGGCTGATCGTCACGGCGATCGGCGGGCTGATCGGCGCGTTCATCACGCTGTGGCAGAACGTCGAGGGTTTCCGGAATTTCTGGATCGGCGTGTGGGAGACGATCACGGGTGTGATCGGTGGCGCCTCGGAGGGTATCGGCGGCGCGTTCGACACGATCAAGGCCGCGATCGAGCCGGTTAAGCGTGTGATTGGTGAGGTTGTCGAGTCGGTTGGTAACGCGTTTGCGCTGCTCGGCTCGGGTGAGTTTTCCGGCGAGATTTTCGGGCAGGGCGAGGATTCCGGCCTGGTGAAGGTACTGCTCACCGTTAGAGAAGTGGCGCTGGACCTGTGGGACACACTCAAGGGAGTCTTCGGGTCTATCGCGGCGACGCTCGGTTCGGTGTTCTCCACGCTGGGCACGGTGTTCTCGTCGCTGTGGGCCGCGCTGCAGCCCGTGATCTCCGCGATCTGGGAGCTCGTGCAGGTCCTCTGGCCCGTGTTGAAGCCGATCCTCATGGTCGTGGCGGGTATCATCATCGGCGCGGTCGTCGCGGCGATCTGGCTGTTCATCAAAGCGCTGGGGATCGCCTCTACGGTGATCGAAAAGGTCGCCGGGGTGATCTCGTGGCTCTCCGAGCACATTCTCGGCCCCCTGATCGAGATCCTGGGCCATGTCGCTGGGTTCGTGATCAACGTCGTTGCGGGAGCGTTCCGCTGGTTCGGGAACATTGTTGCCACGGTCGCCGGCGCGATCGGCACCGCGTTCTCGTGGCTGTGGGAGAAGATGCAGTGGCTGTGGGACAACATCGGCCGCCCCATCGTCGACGTGATCGTCGCCGTGTTCAAGGGCCTCTGGGCGATCCTCAAGTGGATTTTCGATGTGATCGCCGCGATTTTCGCTGGCCTGTGGTCCATCATGAAGGGTATCTGGGAGGGCTTCGGCCAGCCGATCGCCGATGCTGTCGCCGCGGGGTTCGCGTGGCTGTGGGACAAGCTATCGGCCATCTTCGAGTGGATCTCTGATAAGTGGAGCCAGCTCATGGACTGGCTGTCGGAGAAGTGGCAGGACTACGGGCAGCCGGTTGTGGACACAGTCGCCGCGGGGTTCGACTGGGTCAAGCAGCGTATCGACGAGGCGCTCGCCGTGATCAAGCAGCTGTGGGATCAGGCGTGGAGCCGGGTGCAGGAGATCTATCATGAGAAGATCGAGCCGGTCATCAACTGGATCTCCGACAAGTTCAACTGGCTGAAGGACACGATCAGCGAGAAGCTCGACCAGGCCATCGACTTCTTCGCGAACTTCCCGGATAAGATTCGTGAGATCTTCGCCGACGCTGGCGAGTGGTTGAAGGACGCTGGCCGCAACATCGTCCAGGGCGTCATCGACGGCGTGAAGTCCATGTTCGGCAAGGTCGAGGACATAATCGGCGACCTTGTCGGCACGATCACCGGGCCGTTCAAGAAGCTCCTCGGCATCGAGTCACCCAGCCGTGTGTTTAAGCGCTACGGCGAGTTCGTCGGCGAGGGGTTCGTGCGTGGTGTCGAGTCGATGGGCTCGCGCGTCGAGGCTGCGACCGTGGATTTGGCGCAGCGTGCCGCGAACGTGCCGCTTCCCGCGACGGTGGACGCCAAGGCGCTGCCGGCGTTCAAGCCGGGCTCGGCGCCCGCGGCGAGCGCACCTGCCCCGGCGCCGACGCCTGCGCCCGCCCCGGTACCGACTATCACGGTTCCGCCGGTTGAGGGTGATGTCGCGCCGGCGGTCGACGCGCTCGGCGAGCTCGGTGCCGTGGCCGCGCAGGTTCAGCAAGGCCAGGTCGATCCGGCGATGGCCGCGATCCGTGCCGCGATGGCCGCCACGGGTGGGCAGACTCAGGCGGAGGCTGGCCGTATTGGTGTGTCGTGGCGGGCGATGGCCGCCGGGATGGTCGCCGCGCAGCAAGGCATGCTCAACCCGATGCTCGCTGGGGTGCGTGCCGATGTGGCGGCGACGGGGCAGCACACTCGCATCACCGCGGGTGATGTGATGAGCGCGTCGTGGTCGGCGATGGCTGGGGCGATGCTGTCCACGAAGGACTACACGATCGTGCCGATGCTCGCCTCGACGCGCGATGAGATGACCGCTACGGGCCGCAGGTTCACCGACCAGGTGCAGGGTGTGCTGCACCCGCAGCTGCAGTCGTGGGCCGACAAGATGTGGCACATCAAGAACACCGCGGTCGACCCGGTGTTCACGGGTATTCGTGGCGGGCTGGACACTGTGGTGGGCGCGTTCCGCACGGGTGTGGACGCGATCACCGCACAGTGGGACAGGGTGCGTGAAGCCACGGCCCGGCCGGTGCGTTTCACGATCGGGTCTGTGTTCAACGACGGTCTCGTTGGCATGTGGAACTCAGTCAGCGACCTGATTGGCACGGAGCGCATGGCCCCCTACCCGATCAGGTTCGCGACGGGTGGGCATGTGCGCGGACCCGGTGGCCCGCGGGACGACAAGATCCCCGCGCTGCTCTCGGACGGCGAGTATGTCATCAACGCGAAGGCCGTCGACCGGATCGGCGTCAACAACCTCAACGCGCTCAACCACGGCAAATACCATGTGGATCAGGATGCGCTGCGCGACTCGAAGAGCGTGCGCGGCATGCTCAACGACCAGACCTTCCAGATCGCAGCTTCGCGCTATCAGGGTGGCGGTATCGCCAAGGGCACCCAAGCGTGGAAGGACCTGCGCCGCGGCTACATCTGGGCGAAGCAACGCAACGGACGCCCGTACGTGTGGGGCGGCTCCGCCGAGGGAGCGGCTGGCACGGACTGCTCGGGCTTCATGTCTGGCATTGCAGACGTAATTCTTGGCGGTAATGGTGCCCGCCAGTGGGCCACGTCCACGTTCCCGGGGCCGCAGCAGGGCGCGTGGGAGCCGGGTCTCGGCGCCGGGTTCGCGGTCGGCATCTCCAATGAGCACACGGCCGGCACGATCGGCGGTGTTGAGGGTATGCCCGCCGTGAACGTTGAGTCCGGTGGCGTCAACTCTCGCATGAAGTTTGCGACGCCGGACGCGGCGGGCGCCGACGACTCGCAGTTCAACCGGCGCTTCCGGCTGAAGGTCGTGGACGGCGGCCGGTTCGTGCCGGGCATGGGTGGCGGCATGTCGCTGGGCCAGATGGTGCGCTCGATGATGGAGCCCGCCCGCGAGAAGATCATGGCTACCGCGCGCGGCTACCGCGGCGCGGGCGGCATGATCGACAAGCTCCCCGTAAAGGTCGCAGACAAGCTGACGGAGGCTGCGATCGGTAAGGCCTCTGAGGCTGCCTCCGAGATGGATCTCGGGCCCGCGGGGGCGGGTGCCGAGAGGTGGCGGCCGTTGGCGAAGCGCGCGATGGCGCACGTCGGGTTGGACCCGACGAACTCGGCGCAGGTGGATGCGATGATTAAGCAGATCGCCACCGAGTCGGGTGGTGACCCGGCGATTGCTCAGCAGATTCATGACATCAACGGCACCGGCGAGCAGGGCGGTGTTGGGTTGCTGCAGGTGATTCCGGGGACGTTCGCGGAGCACCGCGACCCGAGCTTGCCGAACGATAGGCGGAATCCGTTCTCGAATATGGTGGCGGCGCTGCGCTACTACATCTCGAGGTACGGCCGCGATTTGACCACGATGTGGGGGCATGGGCATGGCTACGACATGGGCGGCATCATGTCCGGCAAGGGGTTGTTTGCGAAGAAGACGTTCGAGCCGGAGCGTGTGCTCTCCCCCGCCCAGACCAGGTCTTTCGACCGGTTGACGCGCTGGCTGGACGCCACCCCGGAGTCGCAGATCAAGGCGCGCGCCACTGGGCAGTCTGACGGGGCGGTGCAGTCGGGCCGGACGATTGAGAATCATGTGACGATTCATGTGCACGAGGCGCGCGGCGGCGAGGATACTGCCAAGTCGGTCGAGCGGCGTCTGCTCGCACTCATGTAGGAAGGACGCGCGATCATGTTTCGTGGCTGGATGAAGCTCGGCGGCGTCGAGATCGTCAACACGCGCCGTACCGCGGAGTACGTGCGCCGCGGCATCAAAAACGCGACGCTGCAGTTGGTACACGATGACTCGTGGGAATACCAGCACGTGTGGCTACGCCGCGACGCGCCCTACTCGATCCCCGCGCGGGACCAGGATTGCCCGTGGCTCGACGAGCGGGTGCCCGCCTCGCGCGAGTTCGCGGGTCTATGGACCACCTCGATCGAGGGCGGGGTGTTCGCCCCGATCGAGCGTGAGGCGGTGGAGCGCTCAAGCGACGGGTCGGTGTTCAAGCGGGCGCGTATCCCGTCTCGTGTGATCACGGTCGAGGCTGTGGCGATCGGCCAGTCGCACGACGGGTTGATGTGGGGGTTGAAGTGGCTACAGAACGCGCTGCACGGCCGTCCGCGCCGGCTGGAGGTGCTCAGCCACGCGCCGCAACTGCCGCTCACCGCCACGGCGGAAGATATTCAGCGCGCCGGCGACGCCGAGTATCGCTTCCTCGACGATGTGGCGGTGACGGGCCAGATCGAGGTCGACGAGTGGGGCGGGGTGGACACATACACCCGCCGTGGAGCCACCACCGCGACCGTGAAATTCGAGTTGACCTGCGCGAACCCCTACTACTGGCGCAAGCCCGCAACGTTGGTGTCGCGGATCATGCCGGCGGGAGGGGAGCCGGACGACACGATCTTCGACAACGCTGGGCGCCCCGACAAGCCCGCCTCAGGCATGCTGTACCCGCTAGGCGCCAGCGATGTGCCACAGCTGCCCCGACCCCTGTCGCCGGCGGCGCGGCTGGCGGCATCACCGATGAGTATCCGCCGCTCCGTGGAGTACATCGACAATGACCGCATCCCCCCGGTCGGGGTGTTGATCCCGATCGTGACGGTGTACACCGGCCCTAAGGAGGAAGAGCGGATTCGGGTGACGTGGACGCCGGGCCGGGCGTATGGGCAGGAAGAGATCGATGCCGCGACGATTGGGGAGGCGATGATTGTGCGCGCCCCGGCCTACTCCACGGTCGTGCTGGATGGGGTGTCGCACCGCGCGAGGTGTACTACGTCGAATGGTGAGATTTTGGATGCCTCGCCGTCGGTGGTGGGCACGGGTGGTGGCCCGTGGTCCGCGCCATTGATCGAGGGCGGCCGTGACTACACGGTTTTTGTGGATGCGGACTCAAAGGTGCATGACGACACGCGGGTGGAGATCTCTGTCGCGGCGAGGGAGCTATAGACGATGGCGCTTGGTTCTGGTCAGTATGTGGTGTCGCTTTCCACGCGAGATGGCCATATGGTGTGGCAGTCGGTGGATGACGTGATCTCAGTGTCGTGGTCGCGGGAGGCGATGGAAACCTCTAAAGCGACGGCGGATGCGGTGCTTCCGCCGAGGCTCGCGGACACGGTGGAGCCGTGGCTGCATCTGCTGTCGGTGTGGCGTGACGGGGAGCTCGTGTGGCACGGGGTGGTGCTGCGTGTGAGGGTGCAGCGCAACGTCGTCACATTGGAAGCTTCGGACGGTACGGCGCTGTTCGACTATCGGCGTATCCCATCGTCGCGGCTGTGGAATCAGCATGACGCCACCCAAGTCATGGCGGACACTGTGCGCCACGGGCTGGGTTTCCGCGACGACACCGGCTTGGTGGACGGGATGGTGACCCGCTCGTCCAGGCTGTGGGTGACCGCGGAGCATGACGCGGGTATCGACATGGTCTCGAGCGCGATCGCGGATTGTGAGGATGTGGGCCTGTGGTGGACGGTCGCCGCGGGACGTCTGCTTGTGGGGCCGGTCGCCGCGGCGGTGACGCTCCCTCAGCTCACCGATGACCACTTGGATGGGGATTTCGCGGTCGTGAAGGACGGCGACGGGGTCTCAACCGACACGCTCGTGGTCGGTAAGCGCGCCACCGGACAGTGGCAGCTGCAGGACGGCCCGTTGGGGCTACTGCAGGCTGTGGTGAAGGCGGACCAGGATCTCGACGCAGACGTGCTGAAGGATCAGGCGAAGCGTCACGTGGAGGCGGCGTCTATGCCAGCCAGGCGTGTGGAGGTCAACGGATCGGCCGCGCTGCTAGAGTCCGCGCCGGTGGAGGTGCGCCAGCTCGTGCCAGGCGTGCTCGTCCCGGTCGCGTCCAGCCAGGTGGGTGTGCTCGCATCGAGTTTGCTGCAGCTCACGCGGGTGGAGGTGACGGTCGATGAGTCCGGGGAGAGCGTACAGATCTCGCTGGATGAGCCCGCCGAGGGGCACAACCCGGACGTGCTCCCGGAGACCCCGCCGGGTGGACGCGTGTCGGCCTCGCAGGTGTCGGCTGAGGAATTCCCCGACGACGATGGCGGCCGCGACGGCGATACTTCGATGGTGCCGCCCGCCTAAAGCTGGTCACCCCTCGCGGGCATGATGGGGGCTATGTCGAGGGTGTACAGCGACGCGGAGTGGGCGCGCCGCGTGGAGAAGCGGCTCGCCCGCCTGGAGGATCCACGGGTGCTGCGTGTCGGGTCGTGGGCGCTGTCTGCCGGGGCGGGTGGCGAGCTGTGGGCGGACCATGCGACCACCGGCCGCCGGGTGCGATTGGCGGGGCCGTGGGAGGCGTCGTCGGCGAAGAACCCGGACCGGCAGCGCAACGTGTCGGACCGTGGCTTGGAGTATGACCGCCCCACCGGGAAGGACGGTAGATAGTCATGCCGGTTGTGCCTACGACGAATCAGTTCACCGCCAACGGCGGCGTGTTGGGCCTTTCTAGGTCTGCGATGCCGCGGTTCGTGGCGCGTAGCGAAAAGATCGCGTCGAACGACGGCGACTTCGGCGCCCAGTACCCCGCCCGCGTCATCCCACCGGAGGATGCCGGCAAGGTCGACGACAAGCAGAAAACACTAATCGACCAGCGGGTACACTGGAAGAACGACTTTGGCTTGCCAGTGCAGGTTCAGGTGCAGATTCAGCGAGCCCGCCGCACGATGGCGCTCTCGGCGCCGAACTTCGCGTTCCTGCGGGAGCGCTACACCGTCGCCGTGGGTACGGACGGCTCCAGCCAGGTGACCGCGCCCGAGCCGGAAACCTACTCGAGGTGGGACACCGAGTGGGGCGGCGGGATCGACACCGCCGCGAACGGGGAGCCTGTTGCGGCGATTTTCCGGCAGTCCACCCCCGAGTCGACGCTCACGCTGGAGCCACGCCGCGTCGCGGAAGGCCAGTCGATCGATGTGCGCTTCCGCGTCACGCTGATCACGCCGTACACGTGGTGGCAGCCGAACGCGCTACCCCAAGCGGCGAAAGACTCTTTTACCGCGCATATGCGCGCGTTCGCGAACACGATCACCCTGCTTGCGATCCCCGAAATCGTCTAAAAGGAGCACACCCCATGGCCGACCCCAGGACCGGCGAGAAGCGCCGCGACGAGCAGTTTTACCGCTTCCCCGAGGTGGGCGAAACTGTCCGCCTCGAGGGGCTCGTGTCGACGCAGTATCTGCAGGCCGGCGAGTCGATGGTGATCCGCTGGTCCGACTATTGGCGGGATCTTGTGCTGCAGGACTATGTGCGCATCACGGATTTCCGCGCCACACCCGACGCCAGCGACCTGTTCCCCACGGTGTCGGACGTGTGGGACATGATCGCCGCCGCGGCCCAGACAATGCCGGGAGAGCAGATCCTCGGCCTATCGTCCCGCTCCGGGAATCTGATCATGACGGTGGGTGTGCAGGGCCAGCCCACGCGCGTGCTGTCCACCCCGTGGCCGGAGGTGGGGGACGCGCTCATCCAGGTGAAGCGCATGCGCGACGACACCGAGTCGCTCGCCGGGGACGCGCAGCTCGCTCTGCGCGCGGGGGTGGAGAAGCTGCGCCTGCAGCTTGTGGACTATAACGGTATCGCCGCCGCCGCGGCGGAGCGCTCGTTGACGTTCGCGGAGCAGGCGATGCAGGCGGCGAAGGAGTCCGGCAAGTCGGCCTACGAGATCGCGGTGGAGTGCGGTTTCAAGGGCTCGGAGTCGGAGTGGCTTGATTCCCTGAAGGGTGAGCCCGGCCCCCGGGCGCGGACGGGCGTGATGGCGACCCGATGGGCGCGATCACCACCAACCTCAACCTGACGCGCGACTACAACGACTCCATCAACTACAGCGACATCGACAGTATCGTGTCCGCGGTAGTGGATTTTTCCGGCGGGTGGGGCACACTATCCCTCAACGGCGTTTCCATCAGGGAGACCGCACCGGATACCATAACCCTGTTCAACACTGTTCCTTGGGATATGGAGTACTCCCCGGCCGGGCAGGTAAGCAGCGCTCTCGCAGCCATGGACGCGGGGAACACGGCGGCCACCATCATAATGGACCCGGCCGGGCAGGTCGTCTTCCAGAACGTGAAGCCCGGGGAAATCTATTCCGGGCAGATCACCTGGGCGCTGGAGCGCAACACCCCGCTCGTGCCGCTCCCGAAGGACGAGGACAGCGAACCCGTATTGGGCGCGCTGCGTGGCCCGCAGGGCAAAACCGGCCGCACCGGGCCACAGGGGCCCCGTGGACCGAAGGGCGATAAAGGGGATAAAGGCGAGACCGGGAAAACCGGGCCGGTAGGTGCGCGCGGCCCCCAGGGGCCACCCGGTGTGGACGGCAACGACGGCCGGGACGGCCGAGACGGCGTGCCGCTACGCGTTAAAGGCACCGTCTCATCGATGGACGCGCTACCCGCGGACGCCCAAGTGGGCGATGCCTACCAGCTGCCTGACGGGCGGGTGGTGCAGCGCCTCGAAACCGGGTGGGGCGAGCCGGTGGAATTCCAAGGGCCTCGCGGCCCGAAGGGCGACCGCGGCGAACAGGGTTTGCGCGGCCAGAAGGGCAACCCCGGTGAGCGTGGCCAGCAGGGCCCCCCGGGGCGGGATTCCCAACCCGCGAAGTGGCGGACCGGGCAGATGACACTGCAGGACGACCACCCGCTGAATTTCGGTGTCGGCGCTACCCGCCGGTTCCTGCACCGTGAGGACCGAGGAATCTGGGAGATCTACTGGTACATCAAATGGGGCGATAACCCGTACGCTAGGGGCGGTAATCTTCACATCCACCTGCCGAAGCCGGCCCCGGAATCAGGGATGGTTGCGCAAGGTATTGGCGCCTACTGGAACCCGAGCCATAACCTGTGGTACCCGGTTTATCCTCGCATCCGCCCAGGCCAAGACACGATCGCGCTGCCGATGCCGCGTAACGATTCCACGTCGAAAATCCACCACGCCAAGGTCTCGGCGTCGGATGGACGAGACAGGTCAGGCACCCCCACGAACGACGGCTGGTATTTGGATAACCCAGGTTCTGAGCTGTGGGGCCATATCCGTATCCCGATGGTGACTATGGACTGGTGATGCACGATGGATGAGTTTGAGAAGCGCAACCAGCGGATCGTCGATGAGATGTTCGAACGGCTACGGCTCCTGGGTGGCACGCAGGACATGGTGCCGAAGGCTCGGCGCATCGACGCGACCGGCTATCTCGTGGGTGGCGGCGACCTATCCGAAGATCGGTCGATCTCTCTGGATGATGTGGCGCGCCGCCTGCTGGAGCGGGTGGCCGATGAGCCTTGGCCGCTGAAACGTGAGCTTGACAGCGTGCGCGCCGATCTGTCGGCGCTGGAATCGCGGCCACTGCCGCCGCGCGCCTGGGTGCGGGATTTTTCGTTCTATGCGCAAGGCTCAGAAAAGCGGATCACGGCGCCACCCATCGCGGTTGGCAAAGACTGCCGGCTGCGTCATATTTTCTGCGCGGTCGATAAAGGTGGGGAAACTCCACAGGTCTCGGTCAACGAGGGCCACAGCTGGTATATACAGAAGAACTCGCCCGGCCGGTGGAACATGAACTCCAAGTACACATCAGGGGAAGTGATAAACCTGCACCTCAAGCTCCCGAACGACAAGGTGAGTAGCGGCACCGTGAGCTTGTTTTTCGAGGAGGACTAGTGGCCACCAATCCTCTCAAGGACCGACTCGAAAAGCTCCCTACCCCACCAAAGATCGCGGTCACGATTCGGGACACCAACGGGGAGCGTTCGCGTGTCACGTGGGGCCCGTGGTCGGGCCAGGTCGATCCGTTCTACCGCGTAGGTGCGGAAACCCCGTTCCATGAGGAGTCGTTCGGGTACTCCTCGGAGCATGAGGACACTGGCCTCGAGCTGCACAGGATGCAGGATTTCTCGGACCGCAAAAAATTCACGATGGGTGTGCTACTTGCCACGACAAGTAGCGCCTACCAGCGGATTTTCAACAGGTGGGATACAATCACTACTCTGCGCCTGACGATCGAGGAGGATGGCCACCTCTATGGCGAGGCCGCACAGGTCGATGAAGGGGCTCGCGAGTCTGCACGGTCACGTGTCCCTGTCTCTAACCGAGGCTGGGTGTGGGCGTTTTGGCGTGGCGAGCAGCGCAGCGATGGCGTGTTCAGCTCCAGGATTGATGTGGTCGACGAATCGTCGGCTGGGAAGATCTATGCCGGCGGGCAGTCCCGCATCAACGGCGGTGCAGCGCGCCGGGACCCGCGGCTGTTTTTCGCGTCGCCGATATTTTTGCTACGTGCCGCGCCGGGTGGCCCGCCGGTGACGGGGCAGGCGAACCCGCGGGGAGGGTTCCCGTTTCGTGGCGAGTTTGGCTGCTGGGCGTTGTGGGACCGGCATTTGGATGATGCCACGATGCTGCGGGTCGCGAACTCGTCCCCCGAGTCGAAGGTGCCGGAAGGGCCGGTGCGGCGCGAGGGTTTCGACACGGGGTGGGGTGTAGCGATCCGTTAGATGGTCACCCCACAGCCGTAGCGTGTGTGGTGAACAGGGCGGGCGGTGTGGCCTGCGGAAACAACCACAACAGCAAGGGGGTGGGGTTGTGGCGCCACCTATCGTGGACTGGCACCAGCGGTTCAATTTCGGTGGGCCGCGGCCGGTGTCGAATATCCGCGTGATCTATATCCACACGACGGAGAATGATTTCGGCACGCCGGCGGAGAACGTAGCGAACTACCAGATCAACTCGCAGTCCGGTAGCTACCACACACTCGTGGACTCCGAGAAGCTTCTCATCGAGAACACCCCGGATTGGATCACCTGGTCAACCGGGAATTCGGGGAACGACCACGGGCTGCACCTCAGCTTCGTCCGCTGGGCGCGGGCGACGAGGCAGCAGTGGCTGGATCAGCCGCGCATGCTGGAGATGGGCGCCTGGCAGGTCGCCCAGTGGGTCAAGCAATTTGGTATCCCCGTCAGGTTTATCAACGGAAGCCAGTTGAAGGCTGGTAAGTGGGGCATCTCGACCCACAACGAAGCCAGAGCGCTGGGCGGCACGGACCACACTGACCCCGGGCAGGGATTCCCCATGGACCACTTCCTGGGGCTGGTCAATAACGAGCTTTCGGGGGGCGGCGCACCGCCCACCCCCGCCAACAACAAGCCGAAGGGGTTTGACGTGTCTGATTCTGAAAACATTGAGGCGATCCTCCGCCAGCTCGGTGGCCGCCGTGAGGGCGACCGGGTTGTGTGGCCGGGCTGGGACCAGCTCGACGGGCACACCGTGGTCGATGCGCTCGGCGTGATCGCGCACGGGCTGGGCTTGTCTGGCTACGGCAAGGGTAAGCGTCCGGTCGATAAGTCCTTCATTCTGCACAAGGCCGCCGGCGTGGTGGTGGATCGGCTGCGCCGTGAGGGCTATGCGGATGAGGTGGCGGAGAAGGCCGCCGAGAAGACCGCAGAAAGGCTCGCCTCGCAGGTGGTTGCGGACCGTGTGGCGGATCAGGTTGTGGAGCGGCTCGCGGGCCGCGGGGAGGTGAAGTAGCAGTGTCTAAGACTCAGGGTTTTAAGGCGGAGACGCCGTATCTGCTTGATGTGGTGCAGGATAAGCTCGACGAGCAGTCGATCCTCGGCAGGTTCGCGAACTTCTTCACCGTTCTTTTCATCACGGTCATTGGCGCGGCGCTCGCCGCGGTGGGCTACGGCTTCGAGCTGCCGGAGTGGGCGGTGCTCGCCATCGTCGTGATCACGCAGGTCGCTTCCGTGGTTGGTGTGCGTCTCACGCCGAACGGGATTAGCCCGTCGGTGGAGCGGAAGCTTGCTGAAGCGCAGGAAGCCTGGCTCTCCGCGCAGCGTAGGGACCATGGTGGCGCGGTGAACGTCGCCGACTATGGCGAGTCGCCGTATGTGGGGCGGCACCGCGCCGACGGTGATGCTGCCGCCGCGGGCGACGACACGAAGGTTGAGCCAGGTGAGCTCACTCCGTTTGGTGTGTCTGGCTCCGCGGACCGCATCAACCGCGACGGTGAGCGCGTCTACAGCACGCCCGACACGATCAGCAAGGACTAGCCCGTCATGTCTCGCTGGTCGTCTGCCCGCCGCGCGTGGCAGCGCATAAGCCACTCCCTGTGGACCGGGCTTTTCATTATCGCGGTGTCCACCGTGGTTCGCGGCGTGTTTTATCTGCCCGGTGTGGTGGAGCCGTACGACGTGCCGGCGATGGAGCAGCTCGCCCCGATGGGCGTGTGGGCGGCCGTGTGGATCACGATCGGGCTGTTCGGGTGTGTCGCGGCGGTGGCGCGGCGGTTTGGGGCGACAGCGATCTCTCTTGTGCTGTCGCTCCACGGGCTGCAGGCGGTTTTGTATATCACGTCGTGGCTGCAGGGCGAGTCGCCGCGCGGCTACGTCTCCGCCCTCACCTATCTCCTTGTGGTGGTGTTCGTGCTGTGGGCGTTTTCCCGCGGCCGGTCCACGGAGGTGCGGGTGGACCAGTATCGGGGCGTGTAGCGGGAGGTGGTGTATGGCTGAGGCGATCATCACCGCCGCCGCGACGGTGATCGTCGCGATTATTGGCGCCCTGTCGGGGCGGATTGGTGGCAAGGCGGTGAAGCGCGAGAAGAGGCAGGATGGTGATTCTGCGTGGGTGCAGGACATCGTCGACCAGCTGATGGAGCAGTACCAGGACGCGCTGCAGCGGGAGCGGGAGCAGCGCCGTAAGGAGGTCGGCGAGCTGCGCGCCGCGATCGGGCACCAGCGCAAGCGCGTCGATGAGTTGTCGGAGGAGCTGGAGCAGGTGAAGCGCGAGCGCTCCAGCGCGATCCGGCACATCAAGGAGTGGCGAAGAGAATTCCCTGGCCAGGGGCCTAGGGTGCCGGAGGATATTCGCCCGCTAGTGGAGGGCGGCCCCTAGACCGTCTACTTCTACGTCTACCCCGCCTACCGAGTTGTAGGCGGGGTTTCTAGTCTCGGTGGAAGTTACGCCGCTCCACGCCGCGCAGCTGCTCGCCGCGGCGGCGCGCGTTGTAGACCGACATGACCGATATCCCGGTGGCGAGCGCGAGCTCGTCTTGGGTGGCGCCAGCATCGTAGGCGGTGCTGATCGCCTTGTCGCGGTCGTCGGTTTTCTCTCGGAGTGTGGTTTGCAGGTCTGTGGTGATGCGGCGCGTCTCCACGAGCTTGTCATAGAGGTCGTCGAGGTCGCGGCGGGCGCGGTTGGGGCGCTCGGTTTTGTTGAGGATTGACGGGTCGAGCCGGGTGGCTTTTTCGAGATGGTCCGCCGCTTCCTGGTAGTGCTCGTCGGTGAAGCGCTTGCGCCGCGGGTAGAGCTCTTTGAGCCGCGCGCGGATGGCTCGCTCGGTGAGGTGCGGGGCGACGTGCTCGGCGAGCCGGGCGGCAAGCTCGTTGACGTCCATGGCTGTTCCTCCTTTGGGGGTTTAGGCGGGCTGGTAGGCGTCGGCAGGGGCGATGGTGTTGGTGATGGTGAGCTCTTCGTCGTATTTGGTGGTGTACATTGTGGAGTTCTTCCGGGGCCGTTCTCTCTCCCTTACATCTGCTAGTATACATGGTTGTAGTCTACACGTCACGACTCTATAGACTAGAGTCTTTTAGCCCAGTGACCAGCGCAAACACCAACAGGTAGCTCCGTGGTTGTCGCCAGCCACACCACCTTGGAGCACCACTAGACTCGGATAGATACACCCCACCAACCCCACGAAGGAGGCTGCATGCCGACCGTCGACGACACCTACCACGCCTACCTCAACGACCACAGCAAGCCCGTCAAAGCGATCAACTGGAACGAGATCCCCGACGACAAAGACCAGGAAGTCTGGGATCGCCTCACCGGCAACTTCTGGCTCCCGGAGAAGGTCCCGGTCTCCAACGACCTACAGAGCTGGAAGTCGCTCTCCCCTGTCGAGCAGCAAACCACCATGCGTGTCTTCACCGGGCTGACGATGCTCGACACGATCCAGGGCACCGTGGGCGCGGTGTCGCTCCTGCCGGACGCGCGCACCCTCCACGAGGAGGCGGTCTACACCAACATCGCGTTCATGGAGTCGGTGCACGCGAAGAGCTACTCCAATATCTTCATGACGCTCGCCTCCACCAAGGAGATCAACGAGGCGTTCCGCTGGTCCGAGAACAACGAGAACCTCCAACGCAAGGCGAAGATCGTGCTCGCCTACTACGAGGGCGACGACCCGCTCAAGCGCAAGGTCGCCTCCACCCTGCTGGAGAGCTTCCTGTTCTATTCGGGCTTTTACCTGCCGATGTTCTGGTCGTCGCAGGCGAAGCTCACGAACACCGCGGACATCATTCGGCTCATCATCCGCGACGAGGCGGTGCACGGCTACTACATCGGCTACAAGTACCAGCGGGGCCTCGAGGACGTCTCGCAGGCGAAGCGCGACGAGCTCAAGGAGTACACCTCGGAGTTGCTCTTCGAGCTGTACGCCAACGAGACGCAGTACACCGAGGACCTCTACGACGAGGTGGGCTGGACCGAGGACGTCAAGCGGTTCCTGCGCTACAACGCGAACAAGGCGCTCAACAATCTCGGCTACGAGTCGATGTTCCCGGCCGACGAGACCCGCGTGAGCCCCAACATCCTCTCCGCGTTGAGCCCCAACGCGGATGAGAACCACGACTTCTTCTCCGGCTCGGGGTCGTCGTATGTGATCGGGAAGGCGGAGGACACCACCGACGACGACTGGGACTTCTAAGCACCCTGGGCACGGTGAAAGCCCCGGCCGGGCACCACGCTAGTGACGAGGTAGCGAGGCACTCGACCGGGTGACTGTCGCCAGGCAGAGCAATCATGTCGCCCGTTTCTTTAGGGCATCTACTACCCTACCCCACTAAGCCGGTAGCGGCGCTGCTCATCCTCGTAGAAAAACGAGCACATCCCCAGGTCGTTGAGCTCGAGCAGCGCGTGCATAATATCGCCGCTATCCAACGCTCCCCCGGTCAGTCGACGTATCTCGGCGGTCTCCCAATACCCCACACCATCTTGGTCGGCGTTGTGGAGCAGCACGCTGTACACCATGCGCAGGTGCACCGGCACGGACTGCAGTAGCCGGTCGGAGGGACGCGCCGGGCCGCATGATGCGGCCTCGTCGACCGGCGCGACCTCCCGCCACACCATCGACCGGGTCACGGGGTATGCCTCGTGATCTTGTGCCCGTGGTCGTCGTCGAGGGCTCGGGCGAGCGCCCGCCACGGGTACATGCGCGCCCCGTCCTGGATCACGAGACGAACGTGGCGGCGCTCCGCTATCGCGGCGACCGTGTCGGGGTGCACACCGTAGAGCTCCGCTGCGTAGTGCTCCTCGATCAGGCCGCGTACCACATCGATCTGTCTAGACATCACCGGCCTCCCGCGCTGCCTGCCAGCGGTCCAGCGCGCTGTGCATTGTGGCGACAATCCACGCCGGCCCCACGTCGTCGAGCGTCATACCCTCGGTGAAAGCCCCGAACTCGATGGTGATCCCCGGGGTTTCCGGCCAGTTTCCGATGGTGACTTTCACGGGGCTTCCGTCGGCGGGGCACGGGTAGCTGAGTGTGAGTGCGCTGTGGGTGGGGCGCCCGGCGTCGTCGCGTATCCCGTCGTACCAGCCGCGCTCGCGGGCGGACTTCTCCACCGCGTCGGCCGGGTAGAAGGATTCCTTTCTTGGGCCGTGTACGGCGTAGTAGCCGTCCTGCTCCGCCCAACGGTGGATACTGCGGCGGGAGACGCCGTATTTTTCCTGCGCGTGCTTCGTGGAGATCAGATCGCCGCGGGTGTTGCTTGGCATTGGCTAGCTCCTTCCCTTGTGCCACTCGGTGATCGCGTTCTTGATCGCGTAGGTCAGGAAGCTGGTCGATTCTTCGTCGAAGAGCTCCCCGTCGTGGGGCCTGTTAGAGAGCGTGATGGTCTGGTAGGGGCCGTTGCGTACGAGCTCGACCTTGAACGCCTGGCCGTCTTCGCCGTTCGTGTACCGGGCGGATAGCGATCGGTCTTCGACGACCACGATGCGGGTCGTGTCGCCGAGCGGCTCCGCGTCGTCGATGTGGTCGTCGGGTTCGTCGATGTCCTCGCCGCTGTGGGGGGTAGCCCTCGATGCGCTCCCAATCGAGAGATTCATCGCCGCTCTAGGGTCGGGTGATGTGGCCGCGCTTCTCCGCGGACTTGTGCACCTCAGCCTCTGGGTAGACGGTCGCCCCGTAGTCGCCAGGTTTCCCGTGGTAGCTGTCTTCCTTGGCCCACCGGCGGATCGTGCTGCGCGCTACGCCGTAGCGCTCCGCCGCGCCCTTGGTTGAGATCAGTGAGCTACCTGTAGGGTTGTTGCGAGTCATAGGTTCCCGCCGTCCTCTCCATACGCGATCATCGATTCCTTAGCTTCCTGGTGCCTCTGGATGATGTCGATCACCGCAGCGGCAACCGCTCTGGCGTCCACAACGTCGAACACTGGGCTCCCCGATCGGGGCGAAATCCACATCTTGATGTTTGGCCCGCCGACATATCTGTCGGAGGTCTCGAAGTAGATCCCGGCCTTGGTCTTGCGCGTGGCGAGATACTCGCCTGAGACCCCTAGGGTATGTTCGTCAAGCTTCCACCACTCCCCGCCGACCGGGTCCCCAGGGGCTGGGAGGTTTTCATCGAACGCCACATCAGGGAGTGGGCCGGCCTCCCGGTTCGCGATCTTTGCTAACTCGGCAGCGTCGTAGTACATACCGACTTCGTTCTTCCGGTACTTGTCGAGGCCGTTGTCGATCGCCCACTGCGAGATTGTGGCCACGGAGACCCGGTACCGCTCCGATGCTTCCTTAGCTGAGATCAGCTCCACTGGGGTTCCTCCACTTCGATGCCTAATCCTTCTTCGTCTTCGGTGTAGAACTTGTGGGCGGATAGTGACACGACCTGCGAGTCGTCTCTGAACAGCACCCCGGTGAGCGCGTCGAGCGCGGCTCGCGCGAGCTTGTCGATATCCGGGCGTACTGATGGCCGCATGCGGGAGCGCGGTGCGCTCTTTGGCCGGTGGAACTCGAACAGCAGCTTTACTTTGACTGGGCCTTCATTGATCTTACCAGTCCCGATGGCTGCGCTTCGTGCCTGCCAGGCGATGTTCTCCCGCCAACTCTTCAAGCCCCCGGCGGACTCAAGCAGGATGGGCTTCCCCCCACGGTGGCCCATGTATTTTTTGGAGCCTTGGGGTACGGGGTGCCCGTCGACGCGGAACACGAACCGCCGCTTCGATTCGGTGTCAGGCTGCACGGTCGTCCTCCTTCCTCGCGGCCACGCCGGTGGAGCCGAACCCGCCGTCGCCGCGGGGTGTGGTGGTGAGCTCGTCGACGACGTGCACCGCCGGGGTGGTGATGGGGATGATGAGTAGCTGCGCGATGCGCTGCCCCGCATCAAGCTGCACCTCGAATGTGCCGTGGTTGACGAGCGGGATTTTGATCTCGCCGGTGTAGCCAGAGTCGATCACGCCGGGGCTGTTGGCGACGGTGACTCCGTAGCGGGTGGTGAGGCTGGAGCGTGGGGTGAGTAGCCCGACGTGGCCGGCGGGGATGGTGATGTGTACCCCGGTGTCGGCGAGGTGGTGCCCGCCGACGGGGATGGTGGTGTGGTGTTTGGCGGCGAGGTCTAGTCCGGCGTCGTGTTCGTGGGATCGGGTGGGCTGGTAGGCGCCGGGGTCGAGTTTGATGGCGATGGAGTCCATCGTGGTGGTCCTTTCTGTCTAGAAGGGGGGCTGGTCGTTTTGGGTGGCGCCGCCGAACCCGCCGGTGGGGGCGTTGTTCGCGCCCTGCCACGGGTCGTCCGCCTGGCCGCCGCCCTGGTTCTGGGCGCTGTTATTCCAGCCGCCCTGGCCGCCCTGGTTCTGGCCGCCGTTGTTCTTCGCGCGGGTGATGAGGTGGCCCACTTCGTCGGCGGTGATCTCCAGGACCGAGCGGTTTTCGCCTTGCTTGGTCTGGAAGTCGCGCTGCTTCACGCGGCCCTGCACGATCACAAGGTCGCCCTTGGAGAGCTCGTCGGCGATGTTCTCTCCGAGGCCACCCCAGGCGTTGATGTTGATGAACAGGGCGCCCTCGTCGACCCACTCGTTTTGGGCCTTATCGAAGCGGCTCTGATTGTGGGCTATGCGGAACTGCGCGACCGCCTGGCTGTTGCGCGTGAACCGCAGATCGGGGTCGGCGACAAGCCTGCCGGTGATGGTGATCTGAGGCTGAGACAAAGGAGGTTTCCTTCCTAGTGTTGCCTGCTATTTTAGCAGGTAGATTGGGGTTTTACACGAGCAGAATACCGAGCGCGACGGCGAGCATGAGCGCCAGGATTGACACCCCGATAAGCCCCGCGCCCTTCGCGTCGAAACCCGGGTTGCTGGTGGTGATCGCCCGAGAGTTTTCGGTGCGCTTCCGCCACCGTTGAATCTCGGAGTGTTTCTCGGCGATGAGGTCGAGATCACGGCGCACGGTTTTACGTCCGTCGGGGTCGATTTCCTTCAGGATCGACTCCAACTTCCCCACCAGGGGTGCGAGGTCTTCGTGGTTAGCGAGGGCGTGCCGCTGCTGGTACAGGAACGTCAGCCATCCGGTCGTGGTCATCGTCTCCGGTGCGCCGAGCCCGATCTCGACGGCGAGCTTGCGGCCGGCCTCGGCGAGTGTCTCGTGGGCGACGTGGTCCAAGTACCAGTCGGCGTAGGTGTCGATGAACCGGTGGTGCTTCTTCGCGAAGGTTGCGCGGTCGCCGAGGCGGCGGAGCAGGTAGCTGTACTGCTCGTCGCGCAAGCTAGCGGTGCTGCGCGCCGGGCGGCTCGGGGCCGGCTTCGTGGCGCCGTTGCGGTCGGTGGCGCCGAGCGTGGGCGCCGGGTCGGTGGTGCTCATCGTGCGAGCTCCTTTCGTAGTTGGTTCGTGGCGGCCTCAAATCGCCGCCTAGATGGCCGTCTCGCGGCCTAACGGTGCTTGGTTGGTGTGGTTGCCCATCTAGGGGCCTTCGAGGCCTCTAGAAGGCGCGTGACGGCTCACCCCTCCCCGGCGGGCGGCGTGGCCGCCAGTCGGGCTTCTCGCCGCGGGAGATGCACGCCGCGTTGTGCAGCCGCCCGAGATGCGGGATGCACAACTCGCCCTTCTCGTCGAAGCACGCGTCCCCACCCCCAGCGGCGCACTGCGGGCAAGCGATGTTGATCGCCCCGTTGACCGCATAGGCGCCCGGGATCGCCGGCGCGTGGATGCCGTGTGCCTCCCCGTGGCCCGGCGCGGACAGCGCCGCCACCACGGACCCGGCGCCTTCGTCGCGGCGCGCAGCTTTCGCCTGCACCAGGACCGCGCCTAGCTTGTTGCGCGGCGGCTCGCCGCCATCCGCGTAGACCCGCTTGACGCCCTCGACCAAGTGCCGGTGCTTCAGCCCGGAGTCTTGGATGATCTCGGCCCACTGGTCGAGTAGCTCGTCGGTCGCCTGCGGCGCGGTCTGGTCGAGCGTCGAGATGCGGATCAGCACGTCGTAGGCGACGTCGACCGGGTCAGTCAGCGTCTGCGCCATCGCGCCTCCTTCGGTCCTTCACGCGGGCGGCTGCTTCGGCGTAGCCGCGCATCTTCTCGGTTGTTCTCGGCCCTGAGGTGGCGCCGCGTACATGCGTGCCGCCCGATGGGTCGCGTTCTAGGGCGCGGCGCATCCAGTTGCGCCACGCGGCGTTCCAGTCGACCTTCCGGGCCGTGCGGCCTGAGGCGGCCGCCCAGTGGTCCTGGAACTTCTCGTGCTCCGCGGCGAGCCACTCCTGCGTGACGGCCGGGAAGCGGCGGCGTACCGACGCGACGGCCGACTCGTTCGGGAACCAACCCTCAGGCAGCCGGCTGCCGCGTTTCTGCTTGGCCGGCTTCTGCTCGACGATCTCCGCCTCGACGGGCTCGGCGTCGACGACGTCGAGTTGCCCTTGTGCCGTGTCGGGGGGCCCCGCCTTGGCGGGGGGCGTAGCCCCTTCGCTCGCGGCGTCGTCGCGGTCGCTCGCGTCGTCTCGGCTCGGGGGGACTACAGGGGGTGTATCTCTGTTCCCCTGTTCCCCTGTTCCCCTGTTCCAAGGGGTGGAGTCCGCCGAGATCTCGGTGGATCCCATCGAGGACTCGATGGATCCCATCGAGGACTCGGTGTTATGGCCTATGACCTGCCCGTTTAGCGGATTGAACGGCTCACCGTCGTCTGGCGAGGGGTAGCGAGCCTTCTTCGCGCGGTTATCAATCTTTTGGTGGAGACTCCACGACGGGATCGCGTAGTACGGGCGCCTCGCAACGTAGTAAAAAACCACATCGAATACTCGGTGGATCCCATCGAGTCCTCGACGGATCTCGCCGACACTGATGTTTTCCCTAGGGAAAGCAAACGCCGCGAGCTCCCTCGGCTCCGCCGTGCCACGACCAAAATCATCCGCCCACTGCCACATCGCGATGTACAGCAACCGCCACCGCGGCTCCAGCTCCTCGATCCCCGGGCTCGACCAAAACTCCGGCTTGATCGTGCGGATCCTAGGCACTCTTCTCCCCTCCTTCCTTGCTCTCGTTGCTGATCTCGAACAGCACCTCTTGCTCCGGCCCACCCACCGGCGGCTGCTCGCGCGCCGGGCGCTGCTTCTCGGGCCGCTTCTTCGGCCTCGGTTCGTCGCGTCGATGCGACTGCTCGGCCTCCTCGGCGACCAGCCACAGCGGCCAATCCCCCGGCATGCCCCGCGGGCCTGGCCACACACCACCCCGCTCCGCGAGCGGCTTGATGTAGTCGCGCTCAAAACCCCAATCCAGCGACACGCGCGGCGGGGCGGCCAAGTGTTTGTCGCCGTTGTCACCCCAATTGATGCGCGTCAGTTGTCGGCCGCGCGCCTCGTTCATCCAGTCGATCGTCCGGCGCGTCGACTCGTCGAGCTCGCTATCCGGTATGCCCACCTGGGTTGTGTGCTCGGCGCGCCACAGCTCGGGGTGGTCCGACTCGTGGTAAGGCAGATACTCTGCCCCGCCCATCCCGTCGGTGAGCTCCCCGTCGCTCGGCGCGGGGATCCACGACGGCCACCGCTTGGCGTCCACATCCACGCCCGGCGCGTAGGACTCGTGGGCGTACATGGGCCACGGCAGCTCGAAAAACTCGATGTCGTCCACGACGTAGGTGGTGGCCAGCCCGGCGCACACGAGCCGGTGGATCGGCCGGCGCGCCGACTGGTCGATCTCCGCGTCCGACGCGCCCCACCGCACCTGGCGCTTGAACTCGTCGATGTCGAGCACCCCGCGGCCGGAGCAGTCCGCCATGACCGCCAACGCGAGCCACGACCACCTGTCCCCAAACGCCGGGCTACCGGTCGGGAACACCAGCCCCGGTGGGAGGATCGGGTACGAGCCCGGCCGAAACCAGCGCGGATCATTCCTCGGGTTAAACGGGACCGGCAGATACCGCTTCCGATGCACTGTCATCTAGTTGGTGGCCCCAAGCTGATCCGCGATCGACCCCTCATCCACCGGCGGCTGACCGCCCTGAGGCGGCTGGGGTCGGGCAGCACCACGGCACTCGTCCGCGGCGCGCTGCTCGTTCGCCTCGTTGATCTTCGCCACCACCGCGTTGATCTCCGACTTCACTTCGTTCAGCACGCCCTGCTTCTGTGCCTCCGTCCACACGGCCCGCGCGTCATCCACCGTCCGCGCCCGAGCGAGAGCGTCCCGCGCGTCCGAGATAGCGACCTTGCGCATCTCTTCGCGGGTGGCGCGCTGCTTATCGCTAGCGAACCCGGCAGCCGCGAGGGCCCTGCCGATCGCCGAGGTTTCGCAGTTCTCCAGCGCTGACGACCGGTTCGCGCCCTTACCACCATCAATCTCGAAGGCGTAGCCAACCCCGGCCGGTGGGGTGGCCGTCTCCGAGTCGCGGTACACCGCGGCCCTCATGACCCACCGGGTGGCGTTGTGGTTGCCGGAGAAATCCTCCAGGCTCGTCTCGATACGGCCCTCCGGGTACTCGCGGTAGAACTTCAGTGTCCGCTCGCTGACCGTCTCGTAGTTCTGCAGGTCATACGCCATGGCCTAGCCCTCCTCGTTCTTGATCTCGGTGACGCGCAGCGACGGTTCGACCGGCTTTTCCGCCGTGTACTCCGCTGCGAGCTGCGCGTTCTCTGCCTTGAATCGCTTCACGTCGAACGACGACCGCGACGACGGTTTCGTGACGGTGAGCGTGTAGCCACCCACCTGCACCGACGTCGGCTCGCCACCCAACGCGGCCTTCAGCTCGTCGCCTAGCTCCTTCTGCCGGGTCTTCCACTCGGTGGCCTTATCCCGCGCCTCGATGAACCGATCGAGTAGTGTCTCGACGTTCTCCCGGTCCGCGTCATCCTCCAGCCCGTACTCGACCCCGTCGAGGAACGATTCCGCTAGCTCCTTGAGCTCGCGTTGCCGACGCGGATCCGGCTTCACGGTGTACGAAGCGGGCGAGAAACTCGGCGTGAACCCCATCTCGCCCAAATCCGTGTAGGTCTCCCACACGAGCAGGCACTCGTCGGCGCCCGTGACAAGCAGCTGCCACTGAATCTGATCCTCATAGCGCTGCGGATGCCCACCCGACGCCCAACCCGTCTTCGTGGTCTTGATCTCCACAATCCGGCCCGAAAACTCGTCGTCGTCGCCGTAGATGAGCATGTCGGGCGTCGCTGCGAACCGCTCATCATGCAGAGAGATAGCCAACAGGTCGTTCGGCTCCGCGCCCGGCGCCAATCGCCGCGTCACATACCGCTGAATCTCCGGCTCACGCTCCAAACCCCACTCCGTGTATCGGTTCCCCTGGAAACCCGGCGCGCCGTTCTTCTCCGCACGCACCTTCCGGGCCTCACCCGGCCCCTGCGCGATCCTCGCGATATCCGTCGCGGTGATCACGCTCTTGCGCTGCTCCAACCAATCCTCACGGCCCGAGTTGGGCAGCAACTGAAACTGTCCATTCATCTTCTTGCTCCTTCCCTGTTCCTGCTAGTCGATGAACCGCGCAACCTCGCGGAAATGCACCCGCCACGGGCCCCAATGCCGCACCTGTGTTGCACGAATCTCACCCCGGGCACACAACCTGCGCGCATAATCCACAGACAGGCCCGTGAGCTGGGAAAACTCCTCGATCGACAACAGCGCCTTCCGCTCGCCAAGCACCAACTCGATGTCGTCCATGAGCCGCTTCTCCGCCGCCCTGATCACAGCCCGCTTGCCCTCCTCTCCTTGTCGATCCGGCGTGTCATCTTCTCCACATAGGCATCCACCCATTCGGCGACAAGCTCACCGTGAATATCGAGCTCCTCCGCCTCCGCCGGGGTCACCCACAGGTCAGTGGTTTTCGTCGCCACCTCGTAAGAGCAGATATGGAGCTTGCCCATCGCGCGGAACGACTCCACGAGAAAAGACTCGCCCGGATTCCACGCCACCTGGTAGCGCACATCACCCGTCTCCGGCTGCCGCTCAAGCTCGGGTTCTTTACCGAGAATCCGCGACCAACGGCCCGCGATCAGTGCCGCCATCACCGCCACATCAAGCGGACGCAGACCATATCGATCCGTCATGCCTATCGGCCCCCGAAACGGTCCGAGCGCTCATCAAGCACCGCGGCGCCTAAACACCCGTGGCGCCGGAGCGTCGCCGCAACATTCTCCACCGTGGAGCCGTGCAGCTCGGCGACCCGAAACACCGCCGGAACCGTCCCGATCGACGGGCGCAGCCACTCGAAATCCTCCGCATAGACCGACGCCACGCCTACACCTCTTCCTGGTCGAGTCCCGCCGCGTGCAACGCCGAAGCGAAGTGGATATCCAACTCGGCGTCGAGATCACGACCCGAGCGCTCCTGCGCGTCGTCCAGATCGTCGGCGATACGCAGCAGCTTCTCACCCTGCAGACGAATACGATCAGCAATCCTCACAATGATGTCCTTCCTGTTTTTGGGTGCACTACACCCACGAAATGAGCAAAAGTTACTGTTTGCGCAGGTCAGCCGCCTGCGCGTGGGCTAGACGAGAATGTCGATAACCTCGTCACGGCTCAAACACGACGCCGCCACAATCTCCGGCACCGTCGCGCCAATCCGCCGGCACCACGTGACCGCGCCACCAAGCTGAGCGCCCGTCGTGTCTGGGTGGGCGGCCATCTCACGCAGCACATCAAGCTGCTCTGCGACATTCATGCGCCCCCGGCTCAACCGAATCTCCTCGAACGAGAGTCTCATCGGGCGGTACACGTCCATACCGATCCTCCTTTTGGGTGCACTACCCCCACAAAATGTGCAAGAGTTTCTGTTTCGCCTGGTCAGCGCGCTCTACGTGGCGCGGCCCAGCATCTTCGGAATCAGTCGGCGGAGATCCTCAATCCCCTTCAGCGTGACCCGAACCGTCGGCGGAGTCTGCTCACGCTGCCCCGTACGGTCGTTGATGAACGGCGCGTTGATCTTCATCGTCAGCCGCCCGTTCTCCCGCTGCGACTGGTACGGCACCCAATGCGGCCGGCCGCTCTTCTCCCGGTAGATCCAACCCAGCTGCTCCATCTGGCGGAACAGTCGGTTGCGGCCGGTATCGACACCGCCGCGGCCGAGGATCTTCGCGGTCTCAGCCACCGAATAATCCCCCTCGGGGGAGGCGAGTGCCCGCCACGACTCGGCCGGCCCCTCAAGCTCAGCGGTGCGCTTCCGCTCCGCCTCAAGCTGCTCGGCCGCGTCCGCCGCGGCACGAAGCGCCTCCGCATAGGTTTGCGGCACCGCCGGCTGCGACACTTCCGCCTGCCTGGTGCGAACCGCGAAGTATGCCTGCGCCGCGGCGACCTCAGGCTTGTTCGGGTCGCCGTTCATCGCCACGAGATACGCGGCAAACCGGGTGAGGTAGTAGTCGACACGAGCGCGTCCGCCCCGGTCAGGCGATTTCGCAGATCGGCGAAATTGATCTGCCACGCCCTGGACCTCGGCCGACTTGATGGCGCGCTCGAGGGGGTTCTGGAACCGCTCCCACGTTCCGTAGGACATGACCCCCATGAGGTCCCTTGCGGACCAGTACTCGCCGCCCTGGCCGTCGGTCTTCTTGATCTCATCGAACGGGGATACGTTGTCCCCATGAATAGGCGTGATGCTAGTCTGCATCGTCAGCCCCTCCTTGTTTGGTCAAGTGAGCGGGTTAGAGGCCGTTGGGGATGGCAGTCCCCTTCGGTCTCGACCTTTATCAGGCCGTGACTCTGAGTGTAGAGCACACAACCAGAAAAGTCTAGTTCTGGAACTTTGCTGGTTATCGCCGGCCGATACGGCGGTACATCGTCTGCTTCGACATGCCCGCCGCCACCGCAACCTCCATGACCGGCACACCCGCCGCACGCGCGGCCCGCATCGCCGTATCCAACGCTTCCTCCGCGCCATCCACCGCCGCACGCGCCTCGCGCACAGCATCCAGTGCTTCGTCTCTGCTCATGAGCCCTGATCCTATCCATCGTGATCCTCTCCCAGCGTGAGGGTGCACTACCCCCACGAAATGTGCTTAGAAAACTGTTTTCGCAGGCCAGCGACACACCGGCCCGCGCAGGGGCGCCGCCGCGCCCCGGCCAGAGCTAGCGGCTAGTCATCGAGGCGCTCGACAGTCTCGAACAGCACCTCAAGCCCCTTCTCGGTGACCATCGGAACCCGGTCGTACTCGACCTCACGGTCCGGCTTCCCCCAGTAGAGGCTCTCCACCGTGTAGGTGCCGACCGGGACCTCCACGAGGTAGCCGCCATCGATCGCCTCCTTGGTGGCGGAGCGGCTGTGGTAGCCCATCTCGTAGGCGCGCTTCTTCAGGGCGAGGTACTCGTCCTTGTCGCGCAGGCGCGGCGGAAGGGAAAAGTTGGGGCAGCGCTGGTTGAGCCAACCAAGACGGTTGACCATGAAGTACGCCAGGCCGATACCGCCCTGCGCGTAGTAGTCAGCCTCGTCGAGGATCTTCGCGGCCTCGTGGAGCGTGTAGAGGCGAGAATCCTGGGTGATAGAGTGGGCCATATCGAACTCCTTTCCCGAGTTCGGTCGTGGTCCGGGGTGTTGCAGCACCGCCGGGCCGTTTCCGTGTATGACCCCACTATACGATAGTGTTTGGTTTTTCGCAAACTCTAGCTTTGAGCTTGGGTTATAGTCCGAACCTTGGAGACTGTCAGTCCGGTTGCGGACGACAACTCCCGCAGCGACACACCCGCCGCCCGAGCCCGCCGGAACGCCGCCCGGCGCCCATCCGACACAGCCTCGAACTCGCGCTGCGCCTCGACCGCTTCCCGTAAAGCTTCGCTCTTGCTCATGGGCCCCAATCCTAGAAACCACCACTCTTAAGCCACCTCCACATCTCCATCCGGCAACAAGCGCTCCGCGAGATACACCTGCCCCCGGCCCGTCAACTTCGGCGTACGCTGCACCGTCGTATCCCCCGACGCGTGCTGCACCACCGTCTCCTTCACGTCAAACAGGCCAAGATCCATCGCCCGCTGCGTCGGCGTGTTCCACAACCCGCCCCGCTGACGACATAACAGCCCCTGATCACGCAGCCACTGGAACAGGCGTTGCTGACCCATCGGCACACCGTTCGCACGCAGAATCTTCGCGAACTCGCCGATAAGCATGCTGTTCTTCGCTGAGGCGACCGCATCCGCGAACCGGCGCTTCGGTTCCTCCGCCGCGCGCAGCTCCTCAATCTCCCTCGCTCGCTTCTCCGAGGCTTCGCGGGCCGCGCGCTCATCCTTCAGCTGGGTGGCAAGCTGGATGAGAGTGTCAGGGTCCTGCAGCACCTGCTCGATCGTCGAGCCGGTCATGTAGGTGCCGTGACGACGAATCGACGGCAACACCTCGCTATACACCCACGACTGGAACCGCTCTACCCTGAGCCGAATCTCTGAGTCTTTGATGCGGGAGGGCTGCCTTTGCCCCATCACTCGGTAGAACCCTGGTTCGGTCACATAGCCGACACGCTGGTCACCTCCAGGGGTCCGCACTAGCTCGGACCCCTTCTCGGGATCTGGGACGGAGCGAAGAAGGTCGTGCGCCTCGCGAAAACCGAGCGCGCGAGCGAGCCCTGGAGCCGCTACCTTGAACTGCTCACCATCCTGGATGAGGTTGATCTCGAACTCGCTGTTGCTGAATGTGGCCAGCGACGCGCCACTGGTAGGCTGATTCATTAGCCCCTCCTTGCTGATCCAAGTGAGTGGGTTAGGAGCTGTAGGGGATGGCCGTCCTCTGCAGCTCCGTTGTTATCTATAGTGGCCCAACCACAACCAAGTGTCAAGTTTTCGCCACTATTGCTGGCAGCTACAGATTTCGGGCTATCTTGTACACCCGCTCGCGCGACAGGCCAAGCGCCTTCGCGATACGCGTTACAGGCACCCCAGCCTCGCGGGCCTTCAGTACCAACTCGCGCCGCCGCTCGTAAGCGGCCGTGATCGCGTCGCGCGCATCCTCCAGCTCGCGGATGATCTCTTCCTGGCTCATAGCCACGGATCCTATCTAGCCGACGTCGCGCACGATCGTCGCAACCGCCGCCTGAGACAACCCGGCCTCCCGAGATATCCGCGCCTGCGTCGCCCCGGCCCGCCACGCCTGCAGGAACGCCTCCCGACGCCCCTCCTTCAGCCAGCTGACCCCATCGCTGTAGCGCCGCTGCGCCTCGCCCGCCTCGCGGAGCAACCGAGCTGCCGCATCGTCCATGAGTCTTCTCCTTGCTTGCCGTGGCGCCCATCAGGCGGCCGCCTGCTCGTCATCCACGCGGTCGAAATACCCCGCGATGTAGTCCCGGTCCCCCTGCAGCGCGCACACACGCACCGCAAGCTCGGGCGACACCTTGTAGCCGGCACGCAGCTTCGCGATGTCTTCCGGCCACACACCGATCGCCACCGCGAGCTGCTCATCGCTCTGTAGATTGCGGGTGCGCATGATGTTGTCCAGCGCGCCAGACCGGAACCGATACCGGCGCCTCTGGGATGTAGACATACTGCTCTCCTTCCTGCTAGCGCAGTTCCCGGCGATCATTATCGCCGTTGGGCTACAGTATGCACCATACGGCGACAACATGCAACCCCGGCCCGCAACACACACAGAAACAACACATAAACGCGGCCACTACCAGCACAAATAGACGCCGGCGACAAAATGCACTACAGTGCTGGGCATGGACCACGCAGCATGGCTCGACAACCTCCTCCACGGAGGCAGCCGCCGCAAAGCAGCCGAAAAAATCGGCCTCTCCGGATCCACCATCTCCCGCCAACTACAACGAGGAGGCCTCACCGCAGAGACCGTCATCCACCTAGCCCGCGCCTACAACACCAACCCCATCGACGCACTCGTCGACACCGGCCACCTCAACGACACAGACCTCGACATCGGCGGCCAAGCCATCACCACCGCCCTACGGCAAGCCACCAACGAACAAATCCTCGAAGAAATCAACCGGCGCAGCGACCCCAAGTCACGCCAGCTGTTCAACGCCACCAACGACCACGACACCATCGGAGTCCGCGACGACGCCCCCACTCTCGAAGACGCCGACCTCTACCAACTCCCACACATCGCAGACTCCAGCGACACAGAACCCGAACCAGGCGACGATGACTACCACGACGGCCCCTAACCCCCGCACCCACGACCTCACCATCCACCACCACACAACAGGCCCCAAAGGCCTCTACTACGGAGCAGGCCACATATCCCTCCGGCGAGACCTCGGCCCCATCAACCACCGCTGCACCCTCGCCCACGAAACCGCCCACCACACCCTCGGGCACAACCCCCAAGCAACCGGACTCCAAGCCACCCGCCAAGAACACGCCGCCGACCAACTCGCCGCCACCTGGCTCATCACAGAAACCGACTACCGCGAAATAGAAGCCCTCTACGGCCCCGACACCACAACCCTCGCCCACCACCTCGCCGTCACCCACCACCTCATCAACGTGTGGCGCAACCTCCACACCTAGAAAACAGACACCATGATCCGAGCACCCCCACCACCCGAAACCACCGAAACCACCAACCCGAACCGAACAAGTAAGGAGAACCCATGACCACCCCCAACCCCCAGCAGCCCAACCACCCCCAACCCGACAACCCCAACAACCAGCAGCCCAAGCAGAAAAAGCCCATCTACAAGCGCGTTTGGTTCTGGGCCGTCATCGCCATCGTCGTCATCCTCATCGCCGCCGCCATCGGCACCGACACCGACGACACCAACAACGACAGCAACGACAACGCGGCCGGCGCCACCAGCGAAACCACCAACGACGGCGGCGACGACGCCGAAGACGACAACACCGACAACGACGGCCCCGCCACCATCGGCGAAACCCAAACCATCAACGGCACCGACATCACCGTCGACAACCCCGAATGGACCACCAGCCCCCTCGGCGACACCCAACTCTGCGCCCACGTCACCTACAGCAACAACAGCGACGACGAATTCGACATCGACCCAGTCTTCGACTGGACCATCACCAACCCCAACGGCGCCACCACCAACGCCAGCATCGCCACCGACGGCGCCAACAGCGTCACCATCCAACCCGGCGGCACCACCGAACACGACATCTGCTTCGACATCGACCAGCAGCCCGGCGAATACGAATTCACCTTCACCCAGTACATCAGCTTCAACGACGACGAAGCCCACTGGAAGGCCGAGCTCTAACCCGACAACCACAACCCACGCCCGGTGAGACACCACAACCACGTCTCACCGGGCAAAACCCACCCAGCCTAGCCGCCCAACGCCACACAAAACCCCACACACACCCTTGGCCAGCACCCAAAAATACAAGACGAAAAAAGGCACGAGGTGGCGAGTCCAATACCGCGGCCCCGACGGACGCAGCCACACCAAAACCGGCTTCCACACCAAAACCGCCGCCCAAAACTGGGCCGCCGCCAACACCACCGCCATCACGTCAGGCCGGTGGGCCGACCCCGCCACACAACGCCTCACCCTCAACGACCTATGGCCCACCTGGCTCGCCACCAAACACGACCACGCCCAAAACTCACTCACCGCATGGGAGAACGCGTGGCGCCGCCACATCCAACCCCGCTGGGGCCACGTGCGCGCCGACGACATCACCCCACACGCGGTACAAGCCTGGTACGGCAGCCTGCCCGTCGGCCCGTCGGCGATCTACCAGATCCACGCGGTGCTCTCCGGCCTGTGCGAGCTGGCGGTGGATGAGCGGGCGATCGCCGCCAACCCGATGAGGCGGGTGAAGCGGCCGCGCCGCGCCGAGCCGAAGCACGTGTTCCTCACCGCCGAGCAGCTGTGGCGGCTCGCGGGGATGCACCGCGACCCGCTAGTGGTGTTGACGCTCGGGACGGTGGGGCTGCGTATCGGGGAGCTCGCCGGCCTGCAGGTGGGTGACTTGTCGGAGGTGTCGTGCCGGTTGTCGGTGCGGCGGGCGATTGTGTGGCCGCGGGGAGGCTGGCAGGTGGCGCCGACGAAGACGCGTAAGGCGCGTGTGGTGGCGGTGCCTGAGGTGGTGATGGGCATGCTGCGCGACCGGGCGGTGGGCCGGCCGCATGGCGGGTGGTTGTTCCCGTCGGTGAAGGACCACTCGGCGCCGGCGCAGTATCGCACGGAGGCGGACAGATTCCGCCGGACGGTTGAGGCCGCGATGGGAGAGGGCGTGCTCTCGGAGCGGGTGACGCTGCACGGTTTGCGTCATGCGGCGGCGGGCCTGCTTGTACATGCGGGCGCGTCGGTGAAGGCGGTGCAGCGGCAGCTAGGACATGCGTCGGCGGCGATGACGCTGGACGTGTACGCCGAGTTGTTTGACGACGATCTGGATGGTGTGGCGGCGGCGTTGGATGGGGAGCTGTCGCGTGTCGTCAAATTGTCGTCAAGTGGTGGCGATGGTGGGGTGAACGACGCTGCTAGGCTGGGGTTTTAG